TCATCTTTCATATTGAAATATTCACCTTTCGTTTCAAATTCAATATTTGTTGCAAATTTAAAAAGTTTCAAAATTATCACGATCATTGAATCATTTGCAACAAAGAAGATTGAAGCAAGTACAGACCCATATCTTAATCTTCCATTAATCCCACAATCATTCATTGAAAAATATGTTGAAAAACAAGGAAAGATTGATGAAGTGATGATTGAACTATGTGATAGATTACTTTATGACACTCCACATGTAAGTGGAATAAAAGTTCGTCCTGATAACACAGTAATAGTATCTAGAAATGAAGTTGAAATAAAAGAATGTTAAAGAAAAATAAATTAAAAGGTTAAATTTATTTTTTCCTCACTGAAAATATTCGTAATTTTGTAATCTAAATAAAAATACCATGATACAGACAAATGAATTAAATAATGATGTCATCAATTTTGTAAGAAATCTTGGTATAATTTGTGATATTGAAATGAATATTATTACTATAAATAGAACATCAATGGTTAATTGTGTAAAGTGTTGACATTAATCAAAGAAGAATTTTCTAATCCTAAATATTATTGGATTACATTTTCAGGAAAAACAGATAATGTTTATTATTTAGAAGTTTATGAAAAAAATTAATATATAAGGGAAAAGAATTTCCCTTATTATGTATATCAAAAGTTTCACCACATTTATAAACGAAAGTATGGATAACGATAACAAAATTGAAGGTCACAGACACAAAATTTCCGATATTCAGAAAATCAAGGATTTTATTTTCGCTGGTAAAGCCATTTTCACAATTGAATCACAAGATAGTGGTGTTTGGTATACTTACCAAATGAATCAAGCAAAGAAGAATGAAAATCTTTTCTTTGTTTCCGTTTTAAGGGGTGCAGATAATCTTTCTTCCTATTCTTATATGGGTTTAGTTATTAAAGAAGGTGAAAATTTCAAATTCACTTTGACCAAAAACTCCAAATATAAAATTGATGCAGTTTGTGTCAAAGCATTCAGTTTCTTCTTTACAAACATCACACGTAATTTTATACACCCGAAGATGAATTTCTATCATATGGGTATTTGTGGTAAATGTGGTAGGGTATTAACAACGCCAGATTCAGTTGATAGGGGAATCGGACCAGTATGTGCTAAAAGTGTTATATCAGAAGAGGAAGAAATTAATATGGATCGTAAAAATAAACTGGTCAAAATGAGAAAAGAGTGGAATTACGATGATGTTAAAGCAAAAAGGAAATTAGGTTAATTTCTTTTATAAGAATTTATTAATTTAAATTCATTGTTTTCTTTCGTTTAAACTTTCATTTTCACTGGTTGTAAATACTTCATCAAAATCAAGAGAAATAAGTTTTGTTAAATCTTTTGATAATTTATTCAAATCAGTATATTTTAATATTTTTCCAAATTCAATGAAATTTTTATCTTCTTCATCCATCATAAAATAATAATCAATATCTTCCGTCAATTTTTCAAAACTAATTTGGGGTGTCATATTTTTTTCTCTTATGTAATAGTTTAGTGTTCTTTCAATCCATTTGAATAATTCATCACTAATTAATTTATAACCATCATAAGAATTTTTAATTTCTTTGAAAGAATTTAGATGGTGGAAATATTTTTTATCAATTAATTTTGGTATAATTTTACCATTCCTAATTAAACCACCCCTATCAAATTCAACTTCATAAGAACCCCGATTCCAATTAACATCTTCAGGTCTAACTTTTATTTCAAAAACCTCACCTTTTCTCATTTTAGCATAATTTTTGGCTTCATCATACGATGGTGTCATAAAAAATATTTCATCTTCTTTTAATCGTTCAGGTAATTCTTTACCACCATGATATAGTGTAACATAACCATCATCATCGATGTTGTTTTTGTTCAACCCAAATGATCTCATATCTCTTAATGTATCTGACGAAATATTTTCATTCAAATATTCTGTAAAAGTTATTATCATAATGGTATATATAATTATTCAAAAAATAAATTCATCAAATTCTGTATAATCTTTATTCAAAATTAATAAGAAATTAAAACCTTGTTCTTTTACTGAATTTTCTTTTAAAATATTTCTTTCTTTGTGAATTTTATACCAATAATCAGATTTTATTTCTATTATTAAATTTAACTTTTCTATGTAAAAATCTGGATGATAATAACTTTTTTTATCATTGTAAAAATATCTGATACTTTTTGGCTTTGATATCAAATCCAATATATTCATTTGAACACAATGTTCTAAGAAATCCTTTTCGTAATTTCCTTGATATAATAATCCGTTTTCCCAATAATTTATTTTAAATCCAGATTTTAAAGTTTTTTCAGAAATATCTCTGTTTTGTTGTGGATATTTATAACCACAATTTTTTAAATTTGTATCCTCTTTTTTCTTTTGGAATTGAACACATTTAGATGGATTATCAAAACCATATTTTAAAATAAAGGTGTCTTTTTTCTTTTCTTTTATAGATTCTAATTTTGATATATTCATTCCATCTTTTATGAAACATTTATCCATTCTACATTTAGAACATGAATACAGATTGTCTTTATTATTTTTTATTATTTTCAAATAATCTTGATATCTTATCATTTTTTCAAAATTACAGATGTCACATTTAACATTTATTTTGAGTCCACTACCCAATGTTAAATGTTTTATTGAAATTTTTAATTTTTGAAAAAGAACAGTTTTATATCCTAATTTTGTATAATATTTTATATTAAAATTACAAATATAAACATCAACATATTCATCCAATATCATTCTTTTCCGATTGTTTTTAGTAATTCTTTTTCATCATATCTTCTGTGTTTTCCGGGTGTTCTGTATGATTTTATTTTTCCTTGTTTTTCCCATCTTCTTAAAGTGGATTTGGAAACTGAAATCATTTCACTGGCTTTTTCTATATCTAACATAATTTATTATTTGTTTTTAGTATATATTAAGCATTAAAGGTCAGAAATGGATAATTTTGGATAATTTTTAAAAATTAAACTTTATCCAGAAAAAAATATAAAATAAATAAAAATTTACAAATGATTAGAATTTTAGCTTTAAGCTCGGACACGGACGGTGTAGGTCAATGGAGAATTTTAAATCCACATCTATGTATAAATGAACCAGATATAGAAGTTGATGTTCGTTTATTTATGGATGGAACAATGAATTTAATGGATGAAAGATTTTTATCACAATATAATATACTTTTTTTTAATAAAGTGATACCTTTTAGTAAACCAGAATATGTAGATATGTTTTTTGGTTTGTGTAAAAAAATTGGTGTAAAAATAATATATGACATAGATGATTTTTGGGAACTACACAGTTCACACCTGAATTACGACACTTGGAAGAAAACTGGTGGGGATAAATCGATAACAGATATGATAAAAAGGGCGGATGCGGTTACTACCACAACACAAATATTTGCAGATAAAATTAAAGAATTAAATCCAAATGTTTATGTTTTGGAAAATGCTGTAAATTTGGAAGAACAACAATGGGTATTTAATCGAAGGTCATCATCTAAGGTGAGATTCCTATGGGGGGGTGGAATTTCACATATTGCTGATCTTCGTTTATTGAAACGTTCAATTGAAATGTTTAATAAGGATAAGAACGGATTTTTAAAGGGTGCTCAATTATTTATGTGTGGATTTGATTTAAGGATGAGAACCCCACATGGAACAGTTCCAATTTCGGATTGGAGAACTAATCAATGGACATTTTTTGAGGATATGTTCACTTATAACAATAGATATTTGACCAATAATGAACACAGACAATTTTTATTGAAATATGATGATAAAAATTACGGATTCAACGAGGAATTTATAGATGATTTTTATCAGAGAAGATGGACGCGCCCAATCATCACATATGGTTATATGTATAATGAAGCTGATGTTTGTTTAGCACCATTAAGAAATAATAACAATTTCAATAAATATAAAAGTAATCTTAAAATAGTGGAGGCTGGAGCACATCATTGTCCTATAATAGCATCTAATTTTGGTCCTTATACTATTGATGATATTGAAGGTAAGAAAGATGGTAAACAAAAAGGTTTCTTAATTGATGAAGATGATACTGAAGGGTGGCATGAAAAAATGACATTTTATTATGAAAATCCAACAATAATGCTGGAACATGGTGAAAATATGTTTGAATATGTTAAAAATAATTTGAGTATAGATGTAGTGGGTAAGAAAAGATGTGATTTATATAGAAAAATTGTTGTCTAAATAATTATTTAGTTTTTCTATAACATTTTCATCGTATTTAATTCTAATTAATTTAATATTATTATTTTTACAATATTCATTTTTAATATGATCTCTAATTTTATTTTCTTCAAAGATTTTTTCACCACCAAAGTATTCTATTGGTTCAAAATGTTGTACACCATCGAATTCAATGCAAATATTATGTTCAGGTAAATAAAAATCAAAATATAAATATTTTTTATATGAACAATTTTTAAAATTTTTTTGTTCTTTAAATGAAAATTTATTATCATTTAAATATTTTCTTATTGTTTTTTGACCATTACTATCTTTTCCACAGGAATGACATCCACAACCTTTAGTATGATTTGAAGCTATTTGTTCAAAAATCCCATGAATCGGACATATTATTTCAATTTTAGATTTTTGATTAATATATTTTCCATTGATTAGTGAATAGTCATATTTATAATTATGTTTTTTATTGGAGTTTTCAATAAATTTATGGGAACCAATAAATTGATTTAAATTTGAACATTTTTTGCAACCTCTTCCATATAAATGTCTATCGACTCTTTGTTCGAAAACACCGTGTTTTGGACATATAATTTTTATTTTTTGTTTATTATTTTTAATATTTAAAACAAGTTCATAATTATAATAATTATTATGAATTTTTGATGATTTTGTTAAAAATTCATTTAATTGTATTTTACAACATTTTGGACATCCATTTCCAGACATATGATCACCAGATCTTTGTTCGAAAATACCATGTTTTGGACATATAATTTTTATTTTTGTAGAATTATTTTTATAATCAACAAGAGAATAATTATATTTATTATTATGAATTAGATTTGATTTTTCTATAAATTCTTCAGTTGTTAGTTTTTTATTGCCATTACATTTCGAACATCCTTGTCCAATGTAATAATGAGAATGTGGTTTTTGTTCAAATATACCATGATTTGGACATATTATTTTTACTTTTGTTCTGGAATTCTTATAATCAACAAGAGAATAATCATATTTATCACCATGAATTTCCTTTGACTTTTTTATAAATTCACTTCTTGTAAATCCATTCATATCCAACATATAAAATTATTTTGTTTTTGTTTGTTAAATAATTCTGAAAATTTTTTTTATATCACAAACCGCCGTATCTTTGTATTGTCATTCAAACATACATAAAATGAAAACGACAAGACCCCCACCCTGATCAAAAATATGGCTATAAAAATAGATTCTTATATATAAATCTTAATCCCTACGAAATGAAAATAAAAACAAGACCCCCACCCCGATAAAAATATGGCTATAAAATAGATTCTTATATTAGATAAAAACACATAGAAAATGAAAAAGAGACCAAGACCCCCGCCCAATTGAAATGATATACTTATGATAAATTATATAATATATAGAAAAATTAATGATTTTAAAAAAGAAAAACCCCGAATGTATCGGGGTTTTTTTATTATGTATCATTTGATGAAACGGGATTTTCAGATTGCCATTTTTCATAAAAATCACCCCAAGAAGTAATTAAAAATTTTTGTCTTTCGGTATCAAAAACTATTGTTTTATCATAGGTATCACCCATATTAACATATAAACCTATTATATCATAATAATATTTGTTTACAAAAGCATTTTCATCGGTAATTGGTTCGACACCAAATCCATTAAGTATTTTATTTGCTTCTTCTAATATTTCGTCAACCATTTTATATTTTTGTAAAAGATAATCACCCATTCTCATTTGTTTTTTTCTCAATGGTGATTTATCATTTATTTTTTTGTTCCAATAATATAATTTACTTTTAATTAATTCAATTTTATCATCAACAGATTCGTTTATAAATTGATCATATTTTTTGATATGTATGTTTTCATACGGAGAATTTGAATCTGACAATCCAGAACCTCTTTCTAAACGATAGTTTTTGGATAACCAATCTTCTGTTATACCACCTTCATTATATTCATTTAAATCGGCTGGTTCTTCGATAAATTCTTCTGTTTCTGTATTATAGATACATAATCCAAGTCCATCTGGATTATCATATTTACCCGGTTTTTTACGAAATTTTATTAATAACATTTCAACATTTAAAACATTCGGATCTGAAACATATCCTATAACATCAAAGGGTTCAAACATATCAGATGCTTTTTTTAACCCATTAAATTTTCTTTTTGGTATTATTTTATCTTTTTTTCTTTTTGGTATTATTTTATCTTTTTTCATATTTTATTAATTTATTTTATTAATTCATCTAAATCATAGATAAATTTATCACTTAACATTTGTATATTGGTTAGTTGTTCTGATAATCTTTTAATATAATTTTGAATTGTGTATTTTGATGATTTTAAAATGTTATTTCTATATTCATCTATTAATTTTACAAAATCAATTTCCAAATCTTCCTGCCAAGGATAATCTAAAAAACCAATAACTTTATTTTTATAATCATCATCAGAAATATTTTCGTTTAATTTAAATTCTTTTATATGTTTCATGTGTGAATTTTTATTTTATATATTATTTTCAAAATCTTGAAATTTAGTAATAATCGATTCATTTGATTTATAATGTTCATTTTTCCACAATTTATATAATACTTTTTCTTGATACATTAGTTGTTTATTTTTTAAAATATCAATTGGTTCAATATTTTTGTTACTACCGAGTGATTTATAATATTTAAGTGGATCTTTTCCTGCTTTTCTTAACATATCTTTTTCTGCGGAACTCATTAAATGAAGTTGTCTTTCTTCATCTGGAACATCTTCACTTTTCATATAATTTTCAATTGATATAATTTGTACATCTGATGTACCATTCACCATTCTCCAATCTGGTACTTGTCTATCTATGGGTGTGTTTTTATCAAAAAAAACAGTTTCGATTGTCCATTTTTTATTCCAAATTTTTAGCTTTAATTTTTCTTCTAATTCATCTATAATTTTTACAAAAACTTCTCTATTTGGATAATTCCAAAAGGATATTATTTTTTTATTTAACCACAATCTTCCAGAATAGTTACGACAATTATCATCTACCCATTTAAAACCTTTAATGGAAATTGAATCGTGGGTTTCACCACCTTCACCAATCGCTACAATTACATCATCTCCTTGTAAATGACCAATGAAAGGTATTGCGTAATCATTTTTGTAAGTTAAATTATATTTATCGATATGATCGGGTGATTCGTTCATTTTTTCCTGATACATGGTTATAAATTCAAAATATTTTTCTAATTCATTTTCAGTTTCAAAATATTTTACATCCTGATGTGGTTTATAATTTACCATTTCACGCCCTTTAATTATCAATCCATCATATCCCAATTTTATCATTTCATCTTCAATTGTAGTATTTTCTTTAAAAAATTGTAAATCATAATATTCTTTTCTATTATTATTTTTAGAAAAATTAATGATAAGGTTTTGTATCCAAATTTCAGCGTTATTTAACGAATCAACTATTTTTGGATGTTTGGGTATCGCGTTTATAACATAATATAATTTGCCATATTGTTTAGTCATTATTTTATTACTTAATGGAACTGTATATAAACCTTTACCAAATGATCCATAAACATCATTATATTTTCCTAATTCTTTTATACCCCTTAATGTAACATTTTTTCTTTTCCAATCCAAATAATCTTTTCGATTTTTCATATTTTCTTGATACATCAATTGTTTATTTTTTAAAATATCAATTGGTTCAATATTTTTGTTACTACCAAGTGATTTGTAATATTTAAGTGGGTCTTTTCCAGATTTTCTTAACATATCCTTTTCAGCAGAACTCATTAAATGTAATTTTCTTAATTCATCGGGTTGATCTTCACTTTTTAAATATTCTTCAATAGGTATTAATTTTGTGGTAATATTTTCTTTGCCATTTTTTGATGAAATACATTGAAGATAATTTTTATCAATTGCAACTTCACCTTTGAATAGAAATATTTCTATTTTCCAACCATTATTCCATATTTTATTAGAAATATTACCATACCAATTTATTATTTTTTCTTTTAAAATAACCTCCAATTGATTTATAATATCTTCAAAGTCTTTTCTATTTGGGTATGTCCAAAATGATATAATTTTTTCACTAATCCATAATCTACCGGGATATTTTATTGTCAAATTCCAATTATCTTGATGGTGTATTGAAACGTGACTCGTTCCCCAATCACCCACACAAACTTTCAGTTCACTTGATTCTATAACACAATCAAATGGTAAAGCTTGTCCATTTGTCCATTTAATTTCTTGTTCTTTATAAATTATATTATCTGGTGATTCATTCATTTTTTCCTGATAAATGGCTTGTTTATATGCTAATGGCGTTTGTTTACCAAGTGATTTGTAATATTTCAATGGGTCTTTTCCAGAACGTACTGTAAAAGGCAATGCGTCGTGATTTAAATAAAATTTTTTATATTTATCAATATAATCAGGTGATTCGTTTAATGATTTAGATATTTTGATTAAACAACCATTATCTTCAAAAGAATTACGGTAATCCACAAATCCGAATTTTTTGAAAAAATTATAAAATCTTCTTTGCATAACATTTTCTATAAAAAAATTCTTCTCTTTATATTTATCCAATATTCGTTTTAATATAAGTGTGAATAATCCGGTTCCTCGTTTTACAGATTCTATTGTTGCTAAATCTATAACACTTATCAATTCATTATTATATACTCTTTTTGATTTTCTAACATACATTTTAAATCCATATACATAAATCCATTTGTTTCTTTCATTACCTTTAAGAAAATTATCAAATAAATCAATAAATTCATTTACAATATCATCATTCAATATTGATTTTTTTGATTCGGAAATAAATTCCGGTTTAACTTTCATATAATCAAATAAATGTTCTTGATTTCTGGGTATTTCCACAGCAACTTCCGGAATCCCAAGTTCTTCAGCTGCCAAAATACGATGTCTACCATCACCAAAGGAGATAATATCATTGTAAATACCAACCACACTTGGTTCAAAAATTGGATACCTTTGTATTTTTTTAGCTTCTGGATTATTCCAATTCTTAATAATATATTCTTTCGCTCTCTGAACCCTATTTCCAATTTGATTCTTACCACCTCTTATACTGTAACTAGGGCTATCCTGTTCTAATCTATCTAATATTTTTGTTGGTGATACAAATATTATTTTATCACCCTTGTATCTAACTTCATATCTGATATCTCTTAAATTCATAAATTAAAAAACTTTTTATTGTAATTACTATATATAAAATAAAAATAAGGAGATAAAATTAATGTTTATAGTAAAAGTAAAAGATCAAAATAGTATCGATAGAGCCTTGAAAATTCTTAAAAATAAGATGATCAAAACTGGAATGGTGAAAGAATTGAGACGTAGATCAGAATTTGTTAAACCATCGATAATAAGAAGGGATGAAATTAAAAAAGCCATTTATATACAAAAATTACGTGACGAAGAATCAAAAAATGAATAATATATGAAAAATATAAAAAGTGAATATGTTTGGACTATTAATAATAATGATAGGATAACTGAACCAGATATTAAGATTATTAAATCTTGGGAAAATATAGTAAATCAGATAATTTACAATTTGGAACATTCAAGAGGTTTTGATGTAAAGAAAAAGATTTTAAATAATTATCTTCGTAAGGATATATTAAATTGGTTCACTATGAATGAACAGAAAAAAGAAATTCGCATTTCACCAGTACCGGGATATTACGGTAGTTATGTGATTTTGAGAAAAGAAAAGAAACATAAATCAGAAATAAATTTTGACGAATTTAAACCATCGAAAACTTTAGTAGATAGATATTCTCTATTACTTGAAATGTTAGATGATAAAATTCCCACAAAAGTTAAATTTTTAATAAACGAATATTTAAGTGATATTAAAAAGGTTCTTCCAGATGATATTTTTGATTCTGAAAGGGAAATACTTGACAATTTTTATTTATGGGTAAAGAAAAAATATAGATAAAGGCATTTAAGGCTTAACTAAATTGCTTCGTTGGAGAAGATAAAAATTTGGTTAAACACTATTGTATAAAAAGATTGAAAATGTAGTTAATAACTTTATTAAATACGGAGAATACGAAGAAGAAAACATAGAAAATGAAATAAAAACACTTATTAAAAATGATTTTGATATATCATCTTTAAGTGTTTATTATGTTCCGAATGATGATAAAATAATAATAAGGGTTTATTGTAATTTTCCAAAAATAATAGACCCATTTAAACATAACTACAAATTCGATAAAGAAATAATAATAAATTGTGTTAGAAAAAATAGATTAAAACAAATATTAGAAGGAGATGATAATTTTCTTTGATAACAGTAACATTACCATTTGTATTTATTATGATTTATAAAATATAGAAAACTATATTTCTATTCGTATCATTTTATCATTGTTGATATTATAATACATCTGATTCAGATTGAAATCTAAATCGTGGGTGAACCATACACCCTTAACTTTTTTACCGATATTTATCGCTGAATTTAAATCACGATCTATAAACAAATCTTTTGACACTTCCACAATTCTGTTATCTAATTGACTAGAAAACATAATTTCATCGGTTAAACAATTTTGTTGTGAAGTATAGGCTTCATTTACATGATAATGATCAATATTTACTTTTTTGGATTTATATTCCAGAAAAGTTTTAAATCTACCCAGTGCAAGGGTTGATTTAGATATTCCACTTAATTTTTTATTTTCTTTACAAATTACCTTTTTCACTTTTAAATCACCAATAATTAATGAACCAATATTATTTTCGACACATTCGTTAACTATATATGTTGACACTTTATGTTGGAAATCAATTACTTTATTTGATAATTTTCTTTTTTGTTTCTTAAATATATCATTTATTTTTTTATATTTATTACTATATTTCTTTTTTTTATCTTTAATTGATTGAAGATGTTCAATAGTTTTTTCTAGTTTATTTAGTTTAAAATTTTTAATTTGAATATTATTCATACAATTTGAATAACTGGTAACAATATTACTATATCCCAAATCAATTGACATAAAATTATTTTTATTTAATTTATTGTTTGATGATTTTTCAGTATAAACAAAAACTACATAATAATCATTTTCATTTTCACGTTTAAAAGTAATAGTTTTAATATTTTCATTATTTATTATTGAACAATATCCCGGAAGATTGATTACTAATTTCTTAGATAAATCCTGTGATGTGTCCAAAAGATTTATAATTAATTTATCACCAATGATTTTAAATCCACCCATACCTTTATTATAATCAAGGATAAACGAAGTAAAATATTTATATGATTTGAATTTATACGGAAATTTAGAGGTAATATCCTTTTTACGTTTTTCATAAAACGATTTAATATTATTAGTTAAATTTTTACAAGTATTTTGTGCGGATTTACTATTTATTGTTAATTTATTTGAAGATCTATAATCAACATATTTATCGTTTAATTCTTTAAAAGTTAATGTTTTTTCTTTAATACTATTCAATAAATGATTATATAATAAACGATGTTCATTAGAAAGAGTTTCCAATTTTATTTTTTGATTATAGTTTAATATCAATTTAACTTTTAACGATAACATTACAATAATTATTCTTTTGTAATATTATATATTAAAGTTTAAAGGTCATATTTTTCATTTTTGTATGAAATTGTCTAAACATTTTAAATAATATTGATTATAATTATTATCACGGTGATAAAAAGATATTGAAAATTGGGTCAATACCTTTCGGTATCTGATATAGAAAAAACAATAAAATATGAATGAATAACACAGACAAACAATATAAAGAATTAATAGAAAAAATATTAGAATTCGGAAAAATGAAGAATAATAGAACTGATATTAATTCCAAATCCATATTTGGTCATCAAATGAGATTTAAAATGAATGAAGGTTTTCCATTATTAACTTTGAGAAAAATACACACTAAATCATTAGTACACGAATTGTTGTGGTTTCTTAGTGCATTTGATAGTAAATGGAACAAATTTGGAAACACAAACATACGATACCTTTTGCAGCAAGGAGTCAGCTTCTGGACCGAATGGCCTTATCAAAATTATTGTAAATCTAGAAAATATCGTCCTGAATTACCAGAATTTACAATGGAACAATTTGTTGAAAAAATAAAAATTGATGATAAATTTGCTATTGATTTTGGATCAATTGGAAAAGGGTATGGTCATCAATTTTTAAATTGTGGAGGTGGTGTTGAAAGATTTCACGATGAAAAAGGCAATTCATTTATGAAAGTTATTCAAGGTGTAAATCAAATTGATGATGTCATTGAAACTTTAAAAAAGAATCCGGATAGTAGAAGAATGATTGTTGATTCTTGGAATCCAATCGATTTACCAGAAATGTTACTTCCTCCTTGCCATATGGTTTTCCAATTTTTTACATATAAAATGGATCCAAAAGAAAGGGTCGAAGAATATAAAAAATGGTTAGTTGAAAACAATATTTCATTCAAAGAAACTATGGATCATTATAAATTTCCTGAAAGAAAGTTGAGTTTACAAATGATACAAAGATCGGTGGATTGTGGATTGGGTTTGCCTTTCAATGTAGCCGAATACGCTTTATTACTTCATATGGTTGCACAAGTTGTCAATATGATTCCGGATGAATTCATATGGGTCGGTGGTGATACCCATATTTATAACAATCATGTAGATCAATTAAAAGAACTTATTCAAAGGGATAGTTATCCATTACCAAAATTGAAATTAAATAAAAATATTGAATCTATTTATGATTTTAGATATGAAGATATTGTTATAGAAAATTATAAATCACACCCAAATATTAAAATGGATGTTGCGGTATGAAAAACGATTATTTGTAAAACTATTTATACTAAAATTGATATAATTATAAAATTAATTGGTAAATTATGAAAATTATAATTGTAGAAGATGTAAATAGTGATATGTTATCAATAGAAACAAGTGATGAATGGGAATAATATGAAAACGGAAGAATTATTAGATATTATCGGTAAACATTTGAAATCAAATTCGAAAAATCTGATTAAAGAAATAGAAAAAATTCAAAATTTTTTGGATATAAATAAAATATCAATTCCAGTTATAAAGAAAACAAAACGTAGAAATACGGAAATGAAAGATAAAAATGGTAAATTTATTCGTGAAGGTGATTCTGTTTTAATAACAACAAATGGTTTTATGGATAAACAAAAGTATAAAGTGGTGTGGGAAAATTATCAATTTTCTTTAATAGATATTTGGTCAGATGGTGATAAATATGGACCTTATACACGAAGGTTTGCTTTACATGGTGATATTTATGAAGTGGTAAAAGATTGAGGGTGTCGTGACATTTAACGGAATGTTATCATAGGGCAGTGAGAATCGGTTGAAATACCGGGTTAACGTCCTGACAGTGACGGTACAACGTTACAAGTTTACTTATGAAGATTGTACCAATATTATGAAAGTGGTAAATTAAATAACCACCGATGGTTCGAATCCATCCGACACTACAAAAATAGAAATATGAAATCTTTAATTTTAACTAGTGATGATTTACGAAAGAATTCAAAAGAAGATGCTGATATTAATAATATCAGAAATAGTTTAGAACCTGTAAGAAAATCAGAATTTGTTGTTTATTTCTACGATAATTCATGGGAATATAAAATATTAAAAAATAGATTTGATGATCAAGAAATACCGGAAGATGTTCTAAATGAAATTAGATATAGAAAATTGAAATCGATATTATGATTGTTTTATTTGGATGATTTATCCTTTTTTGAATTTTTAACCTATCTTTTTTGTGATGGAATATTCTCAAATGTTCCAAAAATCTGAGCTGTATTTACCAATAAGTATATCGCAAGTATTCATTATAGATTTATAAACCTCCCATACTTCATAAGAATTAGGATCACCAAGATTATGTTCTTGAAAAAATTTCTCTATTCTATCTTTTAATTTTTTATCACTTATTTCAATAAATTTATAAACAAGTGGACTATTTATATAATATTCTAATTTATCACAGATATCCATTCCTTCTATCCATACTGGTCCGTGATAATTTCTATTAAATGCCTCAAAAGTTTTAATCTTTCTCATAATTTTAAATTATTTTTTTATTTATTTAACCCGGATTTTAATTTTTTTATTGTTTCTTTATTTCTTTTAATATCAGCAAAAAATGTACTACCTTTCTTTTGTCCACCGTGTAATAATATACCAAATGGTTCTTTACTATCAGATGAAGCTAAAGTATCATCAATATCAATTGGAAGTTCTCTTTCTATAGCTTCTTCAACATTTACAACAACATCACACCATCTTAAATTATATTTGTCAATTAAACTATCTAGTTTTCCACCTTTTGACGCAGTTAATCTAAAATTATTTGGTATATCATTTAATCTATTAACCCAATAATCTAATGATGTAGTGAAACCATAAAATACAGTTTTTGGATTTTTTTTAGCAACTTCTAACCAAGAATCAAAATATGTTTGATTAAAAAAATCACCAGATTCATGTATTCTAAAAAATCTAGGTGGATATGGAAAATAAAATTTAAAAGATTTTTCTATAAGTTTAATTATGTTTTCTTTAGTTCCCATAGATCGTAATAATTTATAATTATTCCAATTTCTTCTTCTTAAATTGGGATATTTTACTTCATCAAATGCTGCATAACAACGGAATTGACCATAATCCATTTGTAAAAATCATAAATATATGAATTATAAATTAACATCGAAATATCAACACGCTAAAGTTTTACCGAACGGAAAACGAAGAAGTATTAGATTGTATTTTTTAAATGGTATTCAAATTTTTAAACAAAAGGTTCCATTTGATGAAACCAGTGAATATGGATATGCTAAAATGAATATTTACTAAATGGATATATTTATCAGACAAGATGAGATGAAGGAAACTGGGATCAAAATGAAGGTGGTTTGGTTGGTGGTAGATCTGGGGATGTTCATTTTCCGGTATCAAAAAGAATATTTGAACCTTTCAACATACCATGATATGAAAATTGATTTAATAGAAAAAAATGAAAAAGAAATTAGATGAAGTTCCATTATCAGATGATTCTGATGTTCATTGGGATTATTTGTATGTAGCTGATGGAAATGTTGTACGTAGTGATATAAAGGGGACTGTTAGAGATTTGAAAAAAGATTTAAAATCCAGAGGTATTAGTTGTAATGTTATTACCACCTGTGATATTTTTTCCAGAATAGAAGATATTAAAATCCCAATTGAAAATATAATTATAGAAAAACCAAAATATAAACCAGTACCAAGAGATTCAGATTCTTATTTCTTTATAGGAAATAATAGAATAAAATTCAAAAAGATTGAATGGTATGAAGATACTTTTTGGAATAAAGTAGTGGGTGTTTGTGGAAATTTCTTCTTTGAAATTCAAGGAATGGATAAATTTTCACCAAAAAAATGGATTTCAGATCAAAATTATGGAGATTATTTTACTATCAGGACAACAAAAAAAGTAGATTTATCAAAGTTGAATAAAATAAATTTGGATTAAAGTTGGTGATTGGTAATTAAATCTAAATTATTTTCTATTTTATTACAAACTTCTGGAAATTTAACAACATCATTCATACTCAATTTAAACCATTCATTTTTTATTCTAAGATGTGAATAAAGATGGTGAAGAACCCCCTCAACAGCTAATTTATGATGGGTATGATGTTCATATACAATTTTTAAATTACCATCGTTTCCAGTTTGAAGTTGTTTAGACCTCTTTTTAGACGATTTACGGGTATATCCAATTTTATACACCGTATCATAGTCTCTTACTGATTCGATTAAATAAACTATTCCCAGCATGATTTAAAGGTATTTTTCAGTATATATTTATATCTGGTGGTCAAAACGGAAAAACAAAACATAAAAAACGTTATATATAATAGTATGAAAAAATTTAACACATCATAATTTTTCGATCTTAGATCGAAAAATATGAATACAAGTGATTCTATTCGACTTTGGAGAGTCGAACTGGTAAACCGTAATGGCTACCAAGCCCCATCACAATTGATCGAGGCTAAAAAGAGAGATGTTCACAGTGAGGTGAGAAAATTAAATCTAAGATTATTAGATTTTCCCAAAGTGTGGAGTTATCGTTTAATCGATTTACATAAAGAATTTGATTCGAAACGTGGTAAATGGGTTGAATCGATTTGGATGTAAAAAAGAAAGGTTGTCAATTGACAACCTTTTTTGTTTCGCTTTGGACAATTAAATCAACATTATCTTCCGGTTTTGGTAATCTAGTTGTTAATTCGGATTTATTAACCAATGAAATTTCAGATAAAAGGGTTATATTTGGATCTTTACCAAACATTTTTTCATATAAATATTCAGCACAAAATTGATACCTAAATTTACCATTGAATTCATCTGTTATTTGCAATAATTCTTGATTATTATCGAAATATTTTTCAATATAATCCCTTGTTTGATCCCATTGTTTGAAACTTTTTTCACTAATATGATTTATATCACATACAATTCCAACTAAATGATCAAAAACTTTATCAACATATGTGTTATCTTCAAATAAATTATCGGTAGTAACAACAGTTTTATAATTTTCGTTTACAAAATCGTTAAATTTTTTCATATTGATATATATTATTTTTTTTATACCAAAAAATATTGTAATTTTGTATTTATGACAAAAATAAAAATAGGAAAAGGATATTTTCAAAAAGGTTACGGTAAGGGGTTTAATAAAACAGCCACGATATATCTAATTGGTGACAAATTATATGCAAGAAATATAAAAGGTTGGCGTTGTGATTTTGAAAAACTTAATGGAGAATTAGAGGGGTATGTAAGGGTAAACTTTTTATTAGATCATTTTTTTCAAGTTTCGTTACCAACTGAACACAAAATATACAATTAAAATTTAAATTATGATAGTAGGTTTATATAATAATGAAGATGATTATATATTCACAACTAATGGGTGTGGGTGTTGTTCAAACACATTGTTTCTTTCAAGTGATAAAGAGGAAATTATTAAAGAGTTAAAAGAAAATATTGAGATTGTTAGAATATCCTGTGATCAGATTGGAATTAATTTTGATGATTTATTATAATTTTTAATACATGGAAAACTTTATACCAAAAAATATTGTAATTTTGTAGAAACACAAATCATGAAAAGTGAAATGTTAATCAAATTAAAAAATCAATATTACTTAACAAGTGATGATAAAATAAATATTGGTGATTGGTTTTATTGTAGTGATAATACCAATTATGCACACATTTTCAAATGTATTGGATTAACTGACGACACACATCTACAAGTTTCGAGTAAAAATGGTTATGGTGATTGGGATATTGATTACTCATTCAAAATAGTCGCATCAACCAAAAAATTAAACGGAGTAAAATTTTTAAAATTTAAAGAAATATGTCAATAACACAAAGATCACTTCATTAATCCAGATTACGCTAACTTTGGTGATCCACCTGAAGATGATGAAAGAACAAAAAATCATAAAAAAATTCTTAAAAAAACGTACCCCGGAAACCCCGATGATTTTTTATGTACTAAGAAACACCCTTTATATTTATGGTGGTTGGAATTCGGATATAATAGAATATTCCGGACATTGATAAACTACAATTTCCGTTAAAATATTTCCGTTTATAAATTTTTTATTTCAATAATTTTATTGTATATTTGTAAATAACTAAATAACTACACATATGAAAAGAGAACATAAATGGGATAAGGATGATACTATCATCGCCCTATATTACACAAAATTTGGTATAAAACATCTTCCGGTTAAAGATGAAAAAGATTTAGCTGAAAATATTATTGGGTCATCTTTGGATTCACTTAAAATGTTATCCACCACTTTGGGAAAAACACATGATGTGAGTTTTTCAAAAATTCAAAGGGAAGTTGTTGATGAATTCAAAAAAATGCAAGAAACTGATTTTCGGGATGTTGTTCTTGAAATCTTTTCTGATACTGAACGAAAAGTTGTTGTTGAAGAAAGAATCAAGGATCGAAAAGAAAATGAAAAAGAAGAAAAAGCAAAGGAAGAAAAGAAAAAATTGGATTCCATTTTTCGGAAAATGGGGAAAGACCCATCAAAAATGAGGAGTGTTGGTGTAAGACCTAAAGAATTTTAAGCTTCCAGAATCATAAATACGATAAATTTTTCTTTCTAACATGATTTCATGTTCGGTTTTATTTGGATCAAAACCATCACGAATTAATTTATCTTTTCTAAAATTAAATCTATGTTTTCTAACACCATTCACTACATAATAGTAGTCGGGTGGTGTTTTACTTAGAAATGTAAAACCTAATTTTTGATATAATTCACCCTGACTCCAAGAACGATCAGTACAACTAATCACTTCTTTTGGATTATAAGTTTTGATGAAATATTTAAATAATTTTTCGGCACTACCCACTACTGATGTGTTTAATTTACTACAAAATATCAACATTTCATAAACACCATCAGAATTACTTTGTTTCATAAATTTACGTTTCGATCCAAAAGTCATTAAAGACACCAATTCATCATTGTAAAATAATCCTAATTTAATAGGTGAACCAACAAAACCCTGTAAATGGTTTTTTTCTAGAAAACAACGAACTAATTTATTATCTATTATTTCTTTTATGATACATTTACGGGCATAAATTTTATTTGGTGTTTTTCCAAGTAAATTTAAGATTCTAGATTTAACAATTTCCTGTTTAAATACCCAATCATCTTGAAAAATATGTATTAATTTAATATTAATACTTTCTGATAGTTCTGTTTTAATTGAATGATAATTGTTTTCTTTTTCTTTTTCATTATGCCAATAAACACCATTAAACTCAAACGCCAATTTCAAATCTGGTAAATAAATATCTAATTCATATGGTGAAATTATATTTCTTTTATTTAATTGAATTTCATTATTATAATTTTCTTTAATGAAATTTTGTAAATCTTTTTCTTGATTGGAAACTGAATCATTAAATGGATTACATATTATACAATATGGTATTTTATATTTATATCTTTGAATTAAATTATTTATTTTTATATCGAAAATAGTTTTACATTTATCACACTTTATTGTATAAACACCTTTATTAAAAGAAACTATTTCACAATTATATTTATCTATTGATTTTTTTAATTGTTTATCTTTATAAATATCAGATGTCATATAATTTTCAGAACCATATTTTTCAATATTAGTTTTTATCATTTTTTCTTTTATTGTGTCAGATTTAATGGGAAAATTTACACCGAATTTTTTAAAATTGGAATTTTTCATTTTTTCTTTAATTTCATTATTTAAAAAAAATGTATTATTTTTAATTTTCGTTTCTTTAATTTTATTTTTAACTTTATCAGATTTGGATGGATGACCACCATATATATATATACAAGTATCATTTCTTTTTTGATGATTTAAATAATTTTCATTACCATATTTTTTTAACTTTGTATGTTTAGATTTTTTTATGATATCTTTATTTTGAAAAACATTTTCAGTACCATAAATTTCTATATTTGTTAATTTTCTTTTCTCACTTGAACATTTATTTGAACAAGAATAATAATTATATTTTTTAATATTTTTGTTATAATTATAAAATGATATAATCTTTTCTTTATTACATACATCACATTTTGCTAAAATTTTAACACCAGATCCTTTAGATAAAATTTCTATGGGAATTTCTATAATATCATTAAAATTAAAATTATATCCTAATTCTTTATAATATTTATAATTATTTGGATTGATTGTTATTTTTACACTGGTTGTTATTAACATTTTTAAAGACTAAATTTTAATTCTTCAAACGGATATCCTTGTGGAATATAAATGTCCTTTTTTCTTGATAAGAAATGATTATACAAAATCCCCTTGAATTCGTGATGAAATTGATCAACCAAATCAAAGATAATTGCATTTTCTTTGGTGGAATGTAATCTTAGAGCCCTTCCAATGGCTTGCCTTATTATTTGATCAGATTTAAATGAATCCGCGAAAATAAGATTTACAACAGCTTTGATATTTATACCTGTTGCAGACGTTCCAAATGATGCCACAAGTATTTTTACATTACCAGATGTATCTTCCATTTGTTTTTTGATAAGTGCCCTTTTTTCTTTTGGTGTAGAACCATCTATGTAATAGATGTCTTTGTTTGGTACATTATCTCTCAAATAGTTATATAATTCTTTTCCATATACGATATTTTGAAATAATATCATTGAATTATTTTTGAATTTATTGACTAATTTTCCAATGAATATTCTTCTGGGTTGGGAATTCTGTGCGAATTTTTTTTCCAATTCCCAAGCCTTCCTACCATTACCGTTTTTCTTAACTGAAAAAACATTTGACGCAAAATTATATTCACCGTGATTTAAAATAATACCTTTTATTTTACATGGTGAAATAATACCCAAATCCATTAATTTTTTAGCCCTGATGTTAAATAATAATGGACCAGTTACACTTTCAATCATAAGTAATTCCGCACTTTCTTCACCCGGATATGTTCCACTCATTCCAAATCTTACTTTAGCATATCCAAATGTATTTCTTAAAATGGTTTTTAGAGAACTTCCTTTCGCTCGATGTGACTCATCACAACAAACAACATCAAATTGTTCGAAGAATTTAGTAGGCCATTTAACTAAACTTTGATAAGTTCCAATATAAATATTTGGTTCTTCACCATGATATTTTCTTGGATGATCACTCATAATTTCATCCATTCTAATATTTGTTATTGGATTTTTATTTTCATTATGATAACCAAAATTATAATCATTGATTTCATTATAAAATTGAGTAACCAAATCCATTGTTGGAACAATTAATAAAAATTTAGAATTTGGATTAATATGATTTAAATAATAAAAAATTAAACTTCCAAAAATCAAAGATTTTCCACCAGCTGTCGCTACTTCAATTCTACCAAATTTGTGTTTTAATATTCTGAAAATTGATTCTTCCTGATGTTCATATGGAACAAAAGGTTTAGTTATATCATCCCTATCTTTATGATCTTTATAGAATTCTTTACAGAAATTTTCAATATCTTCAATTTTTATAGTTCTATCCAGTGGTAATTTATCTTTATTAATAACCTCAAATGGAAAACCATACTCTTTACAACATTTATAACATTCATGCCACAATCCGAAATCAATATATCCACCATGAAATTGTTCGGCCTTACCGTCCCAAGGATTGGAAGAAAATTTAGTCAATTTATATTTTGCCATAAAAACATAATTCTTCAAATGTCTATTTAAATATAATTTTAATTGATTAAATTCTTCTTTGGTTGATTCCTTTAAAATAATTTTTGTAACATTTTCATCTATAATAAATTTCATGTTCTTATATATAAAACTAAAAGTGTTTTGTTTTTATTTTTAAAGGACTCAAATATCGTTTATATCCAAATGATGAACAGAAAATTTTGTTGGGAAAACATTTTGGTTCGGTTCGTTTCGTATACAATTTAGCATTAGAAACAAAAATGAATGCATATAACGGAAATAAAATAAATTTATCAAGATTTGATTTACAAAAACAAGTGGTGGATTTGAAACAAGATTGTGAGTGGTTAAAAGAAATACACCAAACATATTAATATATAATAAAAACAAATATTTAAAAAAAATTGAAAACAACAACAATAATTCAAGAATATATGAAAGAACCTGTTATAGGAACAAAGACAGCAAAAGATGTTAAATCTTTTTTTGGAACCAATTTAATTGATATTGAAGATCAAATAACGATTAATGACATTTCTATTCAATATTCAGATACACCCACGACACATTATCAATATTATAATGGGGTATCATCTGTTAGTGAAGAAGAAAAAGAAGTTAGTATATTAAGAAATTTAGATAGTGTTAAATTTGAAAATCATACAATTGATTTATATAAATTGTATTACACACAATATAATAATTTACAATGGAATTTTGTTTTGAAGGCTAGAAATATTCTGAAGGAATATTTATTTTTAAAATTGAAAGAGGCTAGAACATTCAAATCAATAAGAAAGGGAGAAACACAAAAAAATGACATTAATACTTTTATTTATGACTACATCGAATTCAATTTATTGGATAGATATAATATTGAAAAAATAATATTTTATGTTCAATATATCGATGTGTTGAATATTGGAAATACAACCAATAATAATTATACTATAAAATCCCCAACATTTAATAAAATAATTTTCAATCCTAACAATATAACCCGTGATATTAAAATTTTAACAACTGATTATTTGAATAATTTGGGTGATGTTAATATGACCTATAATCAAATAAAAAACTCAAATCAATATACATTTTATTATTATTTTGTTATCGACTATAAAAAAATATAAAACATTAATAATAAAATAAAATATAAAAATAAAAATTAGATTATGGCAATATCAAAAGAAAATAAAGATATAAAAGAAACCATTGAAAATCAGAATGAAGAATTGAAAAAAGAATTGAATGAAAGAGAAAAATATTGGAATGAAACAATTGAAAATATATCAAAAAAATTAGTTAAACCGATTCAAGAAATGATACAGCTTCAAGCCGAAGTTATTAGTATTAGACAAATTTTAACAGAAGAAATAAAAAGTATATCTTATCAAATTTATAAGTTTAAACAAAAAATGAAAGTTTATGAAAAAGAAAGATTAGAATTTTATCTACTTGGTTATGTCGCTAAAACGAGTGGTGGTGAAAAGGCTAAATTGATAGAATCTGATTTATCTTTATATCAATATCGTTTAGATATTTTTGATGTTCATGCTAATTTTTTAAGAGAAACACAAAAGGATGTTGATAATGTAAATTTTGCAATCAAAAATAAAATAACACTTTTTCAGCTGACTGAAATGGAATAATTTTATAATTGTTGATTTGTTTGATTAGTTTGATTTAAAATAGATTCACTATATTTTTGATTAAGTGTGTTCAATGTTACTGTTGATTCATCGAAACTTTTTGAACTGTTTGTTCTAATAAAAAAATTTCTATCCCACGGAGATTTAAAGATAAATCTATTATAATACGAATAACCATATTCATCAATCATGGGATATACTGATGTATCTTTATCTTGATTTATTTTTAATATACTTGAATTTTCATTAACTTTCGAAAACGTAAAATTATTAATCATACCAAAATCAGATATGGTTGTATCAAACTTAACATTATTATCCATAAATATTGAACTCGTATAATCGAATAAAATTCTATTATAATAATAACTAATTGTTATATAAACACAACGTATTTGTGGCATAATAAGTGTTACTTTTTCATTATTATATACTTCACATGTAATTGAAACACTTAAATTGGTATTTAAATCACCCGTACTCATCGATTCAAACCCCCATAAACCAGACCCATATGAAAATTCTTGAAATGTTTCCCCCCAATTAGTATCTAAATTTGCATAATTTGTTGAAGTTAAACCGGATTTTATAATAATAATTTCATAATCTTTAACATAATTATCAGAATATAAATTTGCATTGAAATGTCTTCTGTTTATTGTTATTGTAATTCCACTTATAATTGCATCTATTGGTATTGATCCATCAAAATTAAAATTACTAATTAAAAGATTATTTGTTGTTATTGGAATTGTTGGTGGAATATTTATTTGTGGGTTTTGTCTTTTATCACATAATTTATCACAATTTGTCCATAAATAATTATAATTATAATCACCATTATTACATGTATTTGAAGAGAACTTTTCTGTTATTCCTGTGGTATATATTTCTCTTCTTGAATAATTTGTATAATAATATAATCCACCTCTAAAAAGATTTATATCATTAAATATTGGTTCATATGGACCGGAAAATCTAAAAATTTCATTTTTAGATGGAATTAAATTTGTCGAAACACCAACAATAGATGAAATTTGTGGTTTATCATCTTGTAACGAATTAACAATTCTAGAGATTGGTTCGTTTAATGAATATCCCATTATTGATTTTGTATCTGGTCCTTTGTATGGTTCTATTTTATAATTTTTCTGTGAATTTAGGTGAATAGAATCCGGATAATCGATATAAAGAAGAAATGGTGAAAATGGTTTTTGCCAATTTGGTATATTTACCATTGTTGATTCTGTGGTATAGAAATTATTTGTCATACCAGTATATGTTTGATTATCATATTGTGTGATATAATAATAATTTATATATGGTTCATCTTGATATGTAGTATTATTAATTAATGTTATAAAATTATAAGCAGTTAGAAAAATCGAATTATAATTTGATATATAACTACCATCTTTTTTCAATCCATAATATAAACCGTTTTTTTCATCGTATTTATTTAAATCATTTAAATAAGCATCATTTTCATTATTACTTACTACAAAATTAATTATTATTAAAATATTTTTCCATTTTTCATTTAAAATTATATTTATTCCGTTTCTATTTTCAATAATAATATCATTATTAACAATCCCATTTGTTTTTATATTTGATGATGTTTCAGAATTATAATATTCGTTTAAAATTATACTAAATTTATAATCATTAAAATTTTTATTTGTATTATATAAAATTTTATAAATTTTATTATTAACAATATCAATATTATCAATTGATTTTATTGAAATTTTTAACCCTTTAAATAATGTTAAAGATAAATTAGAAACATCACCAAAATTAAATATAGAATATTTATCATAATTTTGATTATATAAAATTCCACCATCTAAAGAATTCATTTTGTTTTTAAAAAAGTAAGTGAAATAGTCGAAATCTGTATTAAAATATGAACCAATATCAAAACCCAAACCTTCCTGACTAAATATAAAATCACCATCAATATTAGTTGATTGAAATTTATAATATTGTTTATTTATTGGGTTACTATTATAAAAATTTCCAATTCTATAAAAATAATCTAAGTTTTTTGATAAGACATCTGGATGTGTTAAAAACGGATCTATTGTTTTGTTAAATGTTCCACCTACTGATAAACTATTATTTAATTTATAATCATAATCGGAATGACTTATAGAACCCATAAACCCCCATTTACAAATGGTTTGATTTTTTCTCCATATATCAGATAATTGTGTTTGATATCTATCACCAGTTTTATAAATTTTAGAATAATTATCAATTTGTGAATTTGGATTTTGAAATGGGTATTGTTTTATTTCAAATAATTCATCATCAGCGATATATTCTGATGATACATTGCTTATTTTATATTGAAAACTTGTTCCATATTTTTCATTTTTATAATCACGTGGAATAGAAGTGTCGGTGTAATCTATAGCATATAATTTTTCTTCCGGAGTATCAACATAATAAGTTTGTTCATAATCAAAATTTGAAAAATTACTATTAATTCTTTCAAAATCAAAATCTTTTATATCCGAAAATTTAATTTTATAAATGTTAAATTGTAATGGTTGGCTATCTTTTGATTCCGTTTTTAATGATCTATAAAATTCCGAATTTTTCCCATTTATCCAATATTCTAAATTTTCTGAATTACTATTAATTCCCCAATCAGTCTGAATGTAATATTTATTGATTACTTCATTTTTATTATTAAAATTAAAATCAGAATATGTTATTCCTGTTCCATTTTTTAAAACATGAAACATTCCATCAATTTCAATTAAATATAAATCACCATACATATAATTCATTGTTTGCGTTTGTCCGGAAATTGGGGAATTTTCATAATACCAATCAATTTGAAAATCAGTTGAATAATTTGTTAAAATATTAAAATTTTGATATTCTATATTACAAGTTTTTATATTAACTCTTTGTGGGTGATATTTTAAACTGGTGATTCCAGATGGGTCACCAATTGGATCATCCCATATTTTATCCATAATATCATCTGATATTATTTTAAAAACTTGAACACCATTTTGAATTACTTTTTTAACAGGATATAAACCAGATATTAATTTTTTCCTATAAAAATCATTTGTATTATCTAAAAAAATATAATAATTTTTGGTATCATCCCAATTCTCAACAAATGGATTTATAGATGGATATTGCCATTGATACGAATCTGAATCATAAGAAGTTGTACCAGTTGAACCAGATACTATGATATTATTAATCAACCACAATCCGGATTTTATTTCTGGTGTAATATATGATGTTATACTACCAACAAAATCCATAGTTTCTGAATAAAATCCATAATATCTATTCATTGAATATTTTTTCAAATTGTTTGGTGTGGCTGGTGTATCATCAAATAAAAATTTCAAATTTAAAATATTTGGAAATATTAATTTGTTATTTTTATATCCTTCTGTTATAAGTTTTTCCATTCTAAAATGTAGTTGTTCAATGGATAATGTATCTTCTAAATAAAAATCTTTTTCAGTATAAATTCCAGAATCGTAATCCATACCATACCATTTTGAAAATTCAGTTTTCCTAACATCAAAATAAAATGGTACTGTTGGGAATCTAGAATTTGATGTATAATTTTTATCTAAAAATTTACCAAAATTTGATTTAGTAGTTAAATCAAAAACTTTAATACATTTCCACTTATCTATAATTTCAGAATAAAAATTATTTTTATTTAAAGTAGATAATTCAAAATTATTATTATTATCCAAATTATAGTTTGATGGATCGTCACATCTTAAAATTATAAAATTGGATGGTAAAGAAGTGTTTCTTATATATAACGGTGCAAAATATTCAAATTCTTCTTCATACCAAGTATCTTCAACTTTATTTGCACCAGATAAATAAGTTGTATCAAACTGATATGAATAATCACTATAAGTTGAACTTGCATCATTATCATATCTAACATAAAATGCCATATCCGATGGTAGTTTATCATAAAATTTTGGAATTTTATCTTCTAAATAATCGTTTTTATTTATTGAAAAATGCTTAAATTTATTACTACTTAAATCTGATGAACTATTAAAACTTTCTAAATATAATTTATCTAAACTACTAACAACTAATTTTATATTTGTTGTTAGTAATGGATTTGTTCTTATCAATTGGAAACTTGTTCTTATCATTTATATAAAATTAATTTATGCTGTACTAGTATTAGTTATATTATTTGTATTATTTGTATAATTTATTCCTTTGTAATAATTTCTATAATTGGAAATGTTAAAAATTAATAAAAATTGATAAATTTTACCATCGTTGGATTCAAAATAAATTTTTATTTTTCTTGTTTTCTGTTGATGAATAACACTATTATCAACTATATATTCACTACCGTTTGCAGAACTACCATTAAGTTTAAACCACAATTTAGTACCTATAATAAAATTATTTTTTGGTCCTATTATTTTGGTTTTATCTTGACCAGTTTCTACAATATTTGTTAAATCTGAAAAATAAGGATGTAATGTAACCAATAAATTAGTAGATGACCCTGACCAAAAATTCAAATTATTTATATTTGCAATTGGTAAATATAATTGATTTGTAGAACCAGATGATCCCAAATTATATTCTTGTGTATTTAAAATATATGGTGCACTATTTGTTGTCATCCCACTACTTATATTTACACCAGCATCAATATCCATAAACCAAATAAATTGATTATTTTGTTGAGGATATAAATCATCATTATAATCTACTAATAAAATTTGATTAAATGGATCATTATAAAATATATTTGTTCCACCAGATGTATAATTTCTATTTGATAATAATCCCAAATTACCATTTTGTGCTATATTTGATAAAATAATTTTATAATCATCTATCATATATACACTATTAATATATCTTCTAGTCCCACCAGTGGATGGAAGAACATAATCTTCACATTCTATTTTTATTTGTGTTGTTGTATTATTTATTATTTCTTTTATTAATGTATCATCTTTATATAAATATATATGAAGTTCACCTTGAATTTTATTTATAATTTCTTCAAGTGATTTAATTCTATCGGTTAATGATCCCAAATATTCAAATAAATTTAATGTATTATTCATATCACCTTTATAACTAACAGCAATATTTTTATCTATATGTTTATACAATATGTTATTAACATAAAATTGATCGTCTATATGAGAATATACACCTTTTGTATTTAGTGTCGAATCCATGTTTACGACACTTTGATCTAGTGCGGCCTCAGATATAATCAATCCGTTTTCACTTAATACATCATTAATATTATCTGGAAAATCAATAATGGATATGTTACTCCATTCTGATTCTAATATGGAATCAGGCCAACCAACTTCGGAAATAGCAGAAATTCTAATTTCAACTCGTTCATTTTGTTGTATTGGTATATCTAATTGATTTATGTTTGGTGTATCAGCATCTTGAACATCTTCTACTTTCCAATACCAAACACCTGCCTTTTCATCCCAATATCTTTTACGTACATCACTCAAATAACTATTCCAATTAGAAAATTGTGCAGTTATAGTCTGATTTGTTGTACTTTCAGAAATTGTTGATACTTGAGTACTTTGAATAACTTGTTTATTTTTTTGTTGTGCCATATTTTAATATTTTTTATTTTTAAACATTTGTTGTATTTGATATATTGGTGGTTGATGTTGTTGACGATGGTGTTAATTTATACCCCTCAGTTGGATTCGAATTACCATTTTTTGTTGTATAACGATATTGAATTCTAAATTGAACAATATGTTGGGGTGCTGTTTGATCGGATAAAATTGGATCTGGTATATTCCAAAATCCCCTAATTCTATATTTTGGTTCAATAGAATTTGTGACACTATTAACACTTGTTAATTGAGAAATTATAGTAGATAAGTTTTTTGTTTGTAAATCTAAATCCAATTTTAATTTATTCAATTCAGTATTAATGGATACTTTTTCAGCTTGTGATAAATTTCCAGAATTTAAATTTTTTAATCTATCTTGTATCGAATTTTGTATTTGAGATATTTTTGTTTTTACGGTATTTTTTTCAGAATGTAATTTTCTTATTAAATCTTGGTTTACACTGTCAGTTAAATGTTTATTTATTTGAACCACTTTAAAATTTTCTGATTGTAATACGGGGGAATTTGGTTTGGTTCCATATTTAGTTGGTATTTTTTTTAATATTATATCTTTCAAAATTTCACCATAATCATAAACAGTATCAATATAATAATTTGCCAAATTTATATTATTATCAGTATCTAAAACCAAATCATTCGCGAAAAATGACATCCCCTTTGACCACAAAGACCCGATAATATTATTATCTGTATTTATTGGTTTTACAAATAAAACATTAAATTCATCAAAACCAACTGTTATTTGAACGGTTTTATTCTCTGCGATATTACTATAATATTTTAAAACATTAGTTCCTATGGTAATTGGGTCATAACCCTCTACTATTTCAAGTCTAACTTTATTATTAGAATAATCAGTATTAACTTCTGCAATTTTATATCTGGTAGAACTATTTAACGCATTTATAATAAGTTCATCACCAATCGATAATGTTTTAATAGTTCCATCTTTTCCATAATATTTTAAATCGGTAAGATGATACCAAATTTTATTATTGATATCATCAACTTCTGTTTTTATAACTGAAAATGTACCATAATAATTTAATTCTTTAACCGCGAGACTAAATATTTGTTCATCATATGGTGAAACAACATTTGTTATTACTCCAATATTTAATGGATTTTCCAACCAAGATATAAAATCATTGATATTAATATCATTTCTATTTAACCAATTTGTGACAAAATCATTATATGATATGGTTCCATTACTTGTTAGGGTTCCATCATTATTTTTTTCAAATTCTAGAATATATCTACGGGATAATATTTTATTTACATCATGTGTGATTTTATCGGTTAAATCTATATTTACAGCCAACATAGGATTCATCAAGGATTCAAAAAAACTATTATTTATTGTTGTGAAATTTGAAACTTTATTAATATCTTGGATTGGAACCGGCTCCCTGTTTAGATCACTAGTTATTATTTTCTGAACACTTTGACCATTTGTAATGAATGTAGACCCATTAATTGATGACCAACGTTTCATGTTCTGATTTAAAACTTCAATTTGTGTTTTTAAAGAACCAACAGTGGGTAATGAGAAACTTTGTGTTGTTCCAAAATCATCATAATTAATTTTAACAGTAGATTGTTGTGATGATACCAAATCATTTATTTTTGTGAGTATTTCAACACAATTTTTGTTCAAAATTGTAACTTTTTCTGCCAATGATACGAATGAATTAACTTGATCCATGTGATGGTATTTTTATTTTTATATATTAAAAACAGTAATACCTATTTTGAAAAAATAATATATAAATAAAAAACAAAAATAAAAATGAAAAATCTAAAAACGTTTGAAAGTTTTAACGTTAAAAAACAAGAACAAAAAGGATTTACAAGTAATATAGAAAATGACACTTTGAAAAATGATAATTTTAGAAAAGTGTTATATACGAGTAAACATATGCAACTTGTATTAATGAGTTTAAAACCCGGTGAAGATATTGGAAAAGAAACACATACTAATGTTGATCAATTTTTTAGATTTGAAGCTGGTAATGGTAAATGTATTGTTAATGAAAATGAATACTTAGTAAATAATGGTGATGTTTTAATAGTACCATGTGGTAGTACACATAATATAATAAATATCGGAAAATCAGATTTAAAAATATACACAATATATACACCACCTAATCATAAAGATGGAATAACATTCGGAACAAAATCCGAAGCATCTAATAGTAAAGAAAAATTTGATGGAATAACAACCGAATGATAACAAAATTTATTCAATACATAAAAGAAAATGATGATTACGATGAAAAACTTGTCAGAATAATGGCTTGGTTATTTATGTCATATGTATATGATAATAATGATGGAATGAAAGAATCAAATTGGATTAATGATAACAGAATGGGAATATCTTTTAAATTGGCAATTAAATATTTATCTGAAAATGGTTTTGTTGAATTTATAAATGATAAATGGAAAATAACAAAAAAAGGAATAGATGAATTATTTTCATTTTTTAAAATTCCCACAAATAGAGATGAATGGTTGAATTATGATAATAGTTGGTTGAAAAAATATGATACTGTTCAATATCCAATTTCTAGGATTCCAACTGAAATATTTGAAAGAGAATTTGAAAAACACACATCAGAAAATATTAAATATATACTTGAAAAAAGTGAATATTATGATATTGGTAAATGGTGGTATAAATATCAAAGAGGTACAATAGGTTGGTGGACAAAAATGAACAAATATCTTGGTTTAAAAGGAGATTTAATGCCAGATGTTGATTCACTAATTTTATATAGGGGTATTAATTTAAAATGTGGTTCACCAGATAATGAAGAATATTTTAATAAAGAAATTTGTATTGGAATAAAAAATGGTGAAATTAAAAAAGGTGATAAAATAAAATGTAATAAATCCAGTTGGTCATTATCATCTAGTGTAGCTAAATCTTTCGCTAGTGGTAAAAAGGGTTTATCGGATCCAATATCAATGAAAGACACCGAAATCGGTATTGTTTTAAAAAATGAATTTAAATCTTCTGAAATTTTATTAGATTCGGATTGGGTTAATAATCATAAATTTTTAAAAGATAAATCTGTATTTCCAAGTGAAATGGAGGTAATTATTCAACCAAAAACGAGATATGTTGAAATAATTCATATTTTTGATAATAAAAATTAACTAAATTAAATTTTGGACTTCCACTAATTAATATATATTTGTAGTGTTGTTCTTTGATATTTGGTTCCGGACTAAAAACTTAGTTCGGGTAAAATCAATAAAGTAAAAATAATTTTCGGAGCCTACCATAACAGGATGTGCCAACCGTATATAAATTATACTGACCGATGGAATGTCGGTTGTTGAACGTGGAGGCCGGCTCTGTGGACGAACGTTTCATTTCGGTGAAACCTAAGAAGCATCTTGTCTGTGAAACGTTAAAAGAGACGAGTTGAAAGACCCAGAAACCACTATTTAGTGGTCATTCATAATGTTCATCTTTTACCAAAAAATCAAAAGAATAAATTATTAAAAAACCCCGAATTCGGGGTTTTTTAGTTATTTTTCAAATGTTTTTCAAATATTTCTTTTACTTTATCACGATATTTAACAGGATATATTATTGAATCATGAACAGTAAAAATTTTGATATCTTTAATTTGTTTATAAATATCATTTACGACCTTTCCAAATATAAAATCACTTTCCATTCGCATTAGAACGTGACTCAAATATCTATAATCACCCTTTGTTTTTTTAATTTTTACAATGAAATCAAATATTTTTGGAAATAATTGTTGAAACATTTGACATTGAATTGATTTTATATTGTTATGTCCAAAAAGAACTTTATATGTTAATATTTTAACTAAACTTCTATTGTTTTTTTGATTGAAATAATTTGGAAAATGATAAATAATATATTCATAGAACATACCGTTTTCAACAAGTTCTGTAAAAAGTTTTAATTCTTTATCAGAAACATCCATTTCATACCTTAATAATCTGGAAAGAAAAAATGGTTGTGAATTCGGTAAATCTATTTCTTCAATTTCTTCATCGTCTATTTTGAGATAATTTTTTCGAATTTGTTTTTTAAGAACAGTAAAGTTTGTATGAAATCTACCATAACTATCAAAAATGAAATATAAATTTGAATTTTTGATATGATTTATTGAATAGAAATTTTTAAAATATTTTTCATTTGTAATTTCATCACTAGATTTTAAATCACTGATACATTGTAAAGATTTCTCACTATTTATAGATACATGCTTAAGATCATCAACCAATCTTTTTCTAATATTTATATCAATTGGACTATCACTATAAAGTATATTTCTAAGATAATCTTTACTAACTCTTTTATTAATAATATTATCATACACAGTAACTCTTCTGATTTTATCTATATCAAACCAATTGAGGACATATGTTCTGGATTTTTTACCAACACAATAATTAGATGTCATTTTCATAAAACCATTATCAACTAAAAAATCAATATAATACTTATAAAATTTACCATATCGACTTAATAATATTTTACTAAATAAATTAAATTCATAATCATCAACATCATAATCATTTGCATTTAATTGAAATTTAATAATTATATCGTTAATAACATTTAACAAATTAGATGTTTTTAACATTTTTCCATTATATTCGATAAATGGTGTTTTATTTAAAAAAATGAATTTTTCTGGACAAAAGAATTTCATTCCCTTTTTCATATATTTTTTTTATTTATCGTGTCGGTAATATATTTACAAATAGCATCGGTTGATAAAAAATTATTATAATAATTTACATTTTTTTCATAATAAGAATCAATATTGTTTAAAATATTTTCAATGAATCTTTTATTTATTTGTTCATAATTACTTATAAAAATAGCTGGACTATCTCTATAATACCAAATATCTTGATTTTGATGAATTGGAAAATCTGTTATAACAACACAACCAGATTCAAACGATTCCATATAACGAAAACTTTCGGGTACTACTTTTCCAAGTGGGACAAAAGATATTTTTGTTTCATTCATTATTTTAAAATAATCATCAATTGGAAATTCGGTCCTAAAACCATTTGTTTCCCTAAAAATACCGTTAAAATTTGAACCACTTATTGATTTTTTAATACTATTTATAAATGGAATTCTATTGGGTGAAAATTGGCCACTATAAAAACAATCATATTTTCGTTCACTTAATTTCTTTTTTGGTTGTTCCATTTCATATGTTACAAAATCTGGCATTACCAAACCAAGTGGTATTGGAAATATTTTAATATAATCAAAATTACCTTTTCTGGGATAAGTTCTGAATATTAAATCAACTTTATTAAACCAAGTTTTAACAATACCATATTCATCACTTATATAAATAACAATATTTTTTTTATCTGGTTGAAAAAGTGGTAAAGTGTTATCATCGTAATTTGTTATAATAAAATTATAATTGTCATCTAAATAATAAAGTTTTTCCATTATTTTTTGAAAAAATTTTCGTTCACAAAAATTTGGAACAACTTGTTCCGAAAAATTCCATATCATATAAAAATAATTTTTATATTTTTAAAGTTAAAAAAATAAAAAGTTTAATAAAACACATCAGTGATATTTGTCGTGAATAAATTTTATGACAAATGATCTTTTAATCCAGTAAAACTTCTAGATTTTTGATAAAAGATTTTTTAATTTTTGATCCTTTAATATGAGAAAATTCATCATCCTTAATAATGTTGATAATATTTCTCAATTCACTTTCACATAATATAATGTTATCTGTTTCTTTATCATTATGATAAATACCAATTTTTATATTATCTTCATCAATTATTATACATTTATACGATACTATTATATCGTTTTCATAAAATTTCATACTAAGTACTGGTTCTTCCATAAATCTTTATATAAAAAATAATTATTTTTGTTTAAATCGAAAATTCATCTTCTATTAATCCTTTAAGATTTTTTAAATTTATTTTTAATTCCGGTTCTGATGATTTCAATAAACTTTTGAAGTAAGAAAATGGTGGTTTTTTCTTACTTAGACTGTCATTTAAGATTTTATTTGTTTTTAGAATATCTAAAACTAATCTATATTTTCTTAGATTTGTTTGATATAATTTTTCTAATTCATTATAATATATTTCTTGCAACTTTTTCTCTAATGGTTCAAAATCAGATTCCATATCGTAATATTTTTTATCAACGAAATGTCTATCTTCATTCAAAAAGTCTTTAAATTTAGTTATCATTAAGTATAAGTGATTTCAACTACAACTGTTTCATATCCAAAAGTATTATACCATTGACCAGTTACAGTGTCCCAATAATTATAGGTTCTACCACCATCGTTTGAACATCTGGAACCAATAATTGGATCTCTAACATAACTAGTAAAAGTATGACCAGAATAATTTTGAAGCATATATTGAGTTACAGATGCATCATCACCCCTCATTGGTAATTCTGGAAAATATAAAGTGTTAATATGAAGTGTGTCATCAAAAGCTCTCACCGTTGGACTATCTATTGTTGGCATAAATTAATTGATTATTTTTATTGTATATATTAATTTTTCAAACACTATTTATATATTTTTCTAAAAAAGGTTTTATTGTAGATTTATCTGTTGTATAAAATTCATTATCCAACCAATCTGAAATGGCGTTTTTTAAACCATCTTTGGTTTTCATATACTGATTCGTTCTAAAATAATTTAAAATTTCTGCAGTGTGGTCGTAAATGTTTACCATAGTTCTCCCCATAAAATTATTATTTAAACTAAATTTTTTTTGGTATATATTAATTTCAACAAATGAATTTTTTTTTAGAATATATATAAAATAAAAAATAAAGTAATAATACTATCTATGTAGATATTTCAAAAAATAATAACTGAAAAAATGGTAAAAAAGACTGCTTTCACTGTATCCGTTTTAGACCTAAAAAAGGTAATATTTGTTCCGTTACTAGAAATAAAATAAATGAATACCACAGTTATTGTTGTGAAGATGATTTTTTGGAAGATCCAATCGTTTTAAAATTGAATGAAGAAGAAGAAATTAATTGGGATCAATCTAAAAAACAAAAGACAATTATTTGAATTTCTATCTTTTTCATTCATTTTTTTCATACATTATATATTGTTTTTAATAAAAATTTTTAATATATAATATTTATGATAACCAAATTTCAAATATATGAAGCTCAAATTAGAGATTGTATTGAAAAAACTAAAAAATCTAAATATAAATCTAATCCAGATATAGAATCTTATATTAATAAAAGTGCTAATCGAAAATTTGAAGATGATTCACCTTTATTGTATACTGTTTATTTGGAAGATTATGATATAAATTTAAATTTTGAATACTATGATACTCCATCTCATAGTATAAAAGAGAAAATAAAAAATAGAACATCACTCAAAAGTGTATCAGAATTTAATGATGTTTTTGAAAAAACTATAAAAACTATAATACCAGATAAATTAGGAATTGGAATAGATAAAATTGATAAAAAAGGTTGTTATGCTCTTTATTTAATGGAAAATAAATTTTTTATTTTAATAGATATTGATCCAAATTCTTTAATCGAAGGTTATTTTATTGATAAATATGGTAGAAAAACTACAAAAAAATATCATTCCTTTGTTATCACAATACACGATAAATCTAGCATTGATAGATATTATAAAATGTTTGATATAGATGATAGTAATTTTTAAAAATTTACTATTAAATTTTTTTATTAACAAAAATCATCGTATCTTTGTATTTCAAAAATAAAATATATGGAACTCATCGAAAAAGTAAAAGAAATGTCACAGTTTATAGGACTTTCCGATAATAAACAGGAATATTGTATGTGTGATGGTATCGTTGAATTTCATTTTATTGGTGATCCTGATCTTGAAATAATTATCGAAAAACTTCATAATTTAACCAATTTTTTAACCCAAGAATTGAAAAGTGGAAATATCGAAACTTTTTTAGATAGAGATTTTGAAACTGATGTTTGGTTTACATTATAAACTAAAAATTACGTTGTTATTACCGAAACTTGTTGTTTTGCTAAATTTATGGTGTTATCTGTTGCATGTAGTGGGTCTTTATAATCATTATTTACAGTAGAAACATTGGCAACAATTTCTTCTTGTTGTTTCTTTCTGGATTTTTTCCTACCTTTCTTCGTAAATTCTTTAAAAGTCTGAGTTTTACCACCACCCCAATTACTTTCAACGTTTTCTAATAAAAATTCTTTATAATTTTTCATAAAAGTATATATTAAAAACAAAATGTGAAAATCGGATTCTAAAATTCCTTCGTAGGATTTTTACTATCAAACAATAATTCACATTTCCATCCTTTATGATCTGTTTTTTCTATACTGACCTTAAACCATTTCTCCATAAATGATGTTTCAAACAAAATTTTTGAAACCCTCCTGTTATAATATATTCATTGCCAATTGGGTCTATTATTTTATATTTTTTATAGTTGTGATTTTTATCTCCTGTTTTAGATAATCTAATTTTTTCTTTGGTTTTATCACTATGACCAATACCATATAACGGATGTTTTTCACCAGATATACTTTTACTCTGTTTTTCTTTTGATTCTTGACTTCTTTTTTTACCCATTAACGACAAAGATATTTTATCTCTTATTTCATTTGTTCTACAATAAAAACCACCATCTCCACCATCCCCACCTTGAGTCATGTTATATCCTTTTATAAAAGATTCATATTTATCAATGAAAAATATTTCTTTTTCATTGAGTTTTTTTTTATCATCACAAGTGTATAAAATTTCCCATTCAAAATTTTCTTCACCATATTTACGAATAGCATTATAAAAGATTCTGGGATGACACCCCTTTTTCAAATCATATCCATTTTTAGCTGATCGAATGTGTATATGTTTGTATTTTTCGAAGTCCTGAATAGTTTTACCTATATACATTTTACCATTTAATTTGTTTTGCACTTTATATATTATCATAATCTGTGAAATGGTTTTTTATTGTATCATCCATTGATACTAAAAATATATATTAAATCTGTGAGATGATTTTTTTATATCATAAAAAATTTATATCTTTGTAAAAAATAAAATAGTTATGTTAGAAATTAAAGGAAAATATACAACTGCTAAAATTATGACTGATGTTGTAGAACTGTCAGCTTTAACACAAATTTATAATATGGTATCACATCCAGCATTTACTAATGAAATAGTTATGCAAATAGATTTACACGCTGGTGCTTCAGCACCAATAGGATTTACGATGCCTTTATCTGAAAAAATTGTCCCGAATACAGTATCGGTGGATATTGGATGTGGGGTTTTAGTCATTTGCATGGGTGAAAATTTCACTACTAACAAAGATAAGTTATTGAAAATGGATGAAAAAATTAGGAATATTGTTCCAATGGGTAATAATATCCAAGAAAAATCAGTCATTCCATCAAAATATTTTGAAAAGAATTTTCCTTGGAAAGAAACTAATGATATTGTTAAAAAATTCATTATTACATATAACAAAAAATTCAATACTAATTTTAATAGTATAGAATTTACATATGACTGGTTTTTGAAAAGACAAAAAGAAATTGGAATGAAACAAGATGCTGAATTGGCAATAGGATCACTCGGTAGGGGGAATCATTTTATAAGTATTGAAAAATCAGTTAATTACAATTCTACTTGGTTACTTATTCATTGTGGTTCAAGAAATTTTGGTAAAATGATTTGCGAATATCACATGAAAATTGCTAAAAAGGATTTAGACAACAAAAGAAATGTTGTGTTAACAAAAAAAATTAATGAAATTAAATTAAATTTTTCTGGTGATATAATTCCATCTAAAATTAAGGAAGCAAAAAAAGATTTGGGTATTGATTTTGAAACAAATATGATTGGAATGGAATATCTTGAAGGACAACACGCTATGGATTATTTCATTGATATGGTATTTGCACAAAAATATGCTCAATTTAATCGTTCAACTATTTCTAATAATATTCTTAAATCCATTGGAGAAAAAGAAACTGATAGAATTGAATCTATTCATAATTATATAGACTTTTCAGATTTGATTCTTAGAAAAGGTGCAATTCGTTCATATATTGATGAAAGATTAGTTGTTCCAATTTCTATGGCTTTTGGTTCTTTTTTATGTAAAGGTAAATCAAATCCGGATTTTAATTATAGTGGGCCTCACGGTGCAGGAAGATTAATGAGTAGGGGGGTTGCATCCAGATCAATTGATATGAAAGATTTTGAATTTCAAATGAAAGGAATTGTATCAACATCAGTAGTAAAAAGTTGTTTAGATGAAAGTCCAAATGCTTATAAAAAACCAAAGGATATTGAAATTGGAATAGAACCTACTGCTGAAATTATTGATCATTTGATTCCACTCTTAAATATTAAAGATAAAAATGAAACTACCAATTGGAAAGAAAGAAAAGAGAAAGAGAAAAGAGAAAAATCTGAAAGGGTAAATCATAAGGAAATGAGAAATGCAAGGGGTAAATTTTAAATTATGAAATCGTCTATTGGATATTTCGAATTTAAATATAAAAATGGGTTTAAACAAATTAAAGAACTCATATCGATTTCTGATTTCAAAGAATATCAAAAACTACGAAATCAGAAAATCGAAATTGAAAACAAAGTAAAAGGTAAGAAAAAAGATCCGGAAATGGAAGTTGTTTTAAAATCCATTAATGAAGAATTAAAACAATTTTCATTTCCATTTATAGTTGAAAAATCACCAATGTCGGATGCAATTCAAACCGGAATAATTGAATTACCTAAAAGTCAGGGTGGGAAACATCCGGTTAATGTAAATGTTGTAAATAAATTAATTGATTATAATATAATTGAAGAATATGATAAATGAAAGTTTTTTTATTTGAAATAATTTTGTAAATTGTAAAATATGGCAAGAGGAATAAAATACCCGTTCGTAATTAGAACAATTGAAGAAAGATTGATTTTAGAAAACAAGTATCTTGAATTGTTTAAGAAACATCGTAATGAAGCTCCAGATTGGGGTGATTCAAATATTCACAGTTGTGAACATAGAATTGATGAATTGAAAGAAAGTATTGAATTTTTAAAAACAATTGTTTCAGATGATGAAAAAAGAAATTAAAAGAAAAGAAATTTTCAGGAAACATTATGATGGAATTAGAACCGGATTTCTTTTTTCTGATTTACCAACCTATATTTTACCCACCGATATTATAGATTTTGAAAAAATTGAGGGTTTTTGGAGTGAAAATAATAGTTGGGATGATCATTCAATTTTAAAAGTTTATCGTAAAATAGAAGAAACTGATGAAGAATTTGAAAAACGAAAACTTTTTTGGGAACAAAAAAGAGATGAAAGTAAACAAATGAGATATGAACAATATCTTAAATTAGAAAAAGAATTTGGAAAATGATTTACGGCAACACAGCAATTTGTCCTTTTTGTGGTGAATTACAAAAAGTGTGTATGGGATTTTGTATAGAAAAAAATATTTCTTGTGATGAACCTTTTGATTCAGAAAAATGGTTCAGAAAAAACATAGTACAAGAAATGACGAGAAGTGAATTGGAAAATCGGATATGTGAATATCACGAAATTATTTATCAATTAAGAAATGAAATTACTAAATTGAAAGAAAATGGAAAATAATATCGAGTATAAAAAAGATGATAATGGTAATCATTTCTACAAAAAATTACCAGATGGAACATATTTACATGTTTCGGTGTTTAATCACGATGTTGTAAGTGAATATAAAACTGGAAAATTTCTTGTGTCAAGTAAACATTTAAAAGGTGATTGTTGTATTAACAATTTACCACATATCAATCCACATTTTTTAGAACTAACTGATTCTACCCAAGAAGAATTTGAACAAAAATTAAATGAAGCTATTGTTGAACTTGGTATTTAACATCGAAACAAACAACCATAAGGGGGAACTTTTGAAAAACGAAGAACAAATAAAAATAATTTTAAAAAATCTACTTTGTAAAGAAGCTAGACCGGAAGGCCTATTGATATTAAGTAAAGCATCAGAAGGACAGATGAAAGAATTTTTAACTTATTATCAGGAAGATAAAGAAAATGTTTGTTGTTTGGTATTGGATTCTATTAAGATGAAATTGGTAGAATCTGGTGAAATGGAAATGAAAGAAGATGATTATTTTGGTAAACCTTTTATTTAAAAAATTAAAATTATGGATATATTAATGTATATTTTTACTTACGGTTTCTTTTGGTTTAGCTATCTTAACCGCTGTTTTAATTTACACATCAATATTTAGAAAAATATTTGGAACTATTGTTATCACAATTGGATACTGGTCAATAACTTTTATTTTAATTTTTATTTTGGATTCGATATTATGGGAAATATCGGATAAAAAAGAAACGGTTTTAAAAACAAATATTTACGGTATAAATAAAGAAACAACCACTACCAATAATAGATTTATTATCGGATGTGGATATATTAAAAACGAATATCGTTATTCTTATTATGTACGATATGGAAAACAAAGTTATAAATTAGATGATGTATCTGCAACCAATTCGGTGATTATAGAAGATGAAGAAGTGAAACCATATATTATCAAATGGAAAAATGTTGAAGTTGTAAATAAAAACAAATGGAAAAATTGGTTATTATTACAAACAAAAATAATTGATGTTGATGGTATTGAAATACATGTTCCGAAAGGAACCATTGTTCAAGAATTAAGAGGTAAATTATGAAGAAAGAAATTTTATTTCTTTGTGCAACCGAATTGGAAAGTGATGGTCTGATGATTTTAGATCAGTTGGTTCATATTACAGGTATTGGTAAAATAGCAGCCACGATGACCACAACATCATTGATAATGAAATATAATCCCGAATTGGTCATTAATTTTGGTTCTTGTGGAGGATTACAAGATAATCATAAAGTAGGTGATATTTTAAGAGTTGGTATTGTTCATAATGATATAGATACAAGACCATTTTCGAAATATGGATTTACACCATTTAGTAATATTGGACCGTTTGTTTTAAGTGATACTAATATTCAATGTTTTAGTTCTGATTATTTTTATCATAAAACAAGAACTGATTATTCTGATAAATATAAAGAAATGGTTCATAAGTGTAATATTATTGATATGGAACTTTATTCTATAGCTCAAGTGTGTTCTAATTTTAATATAAAATTAGAATCTTACAAATGGATATCGGATGATGGTAGTTCAACAGATTGGACTGAAAATGTAAAAATAGGATTTAAAAATTTTAAAAATAAAATAATGAAAAAATATTCGGAATAATCATTAATTTTTCATTTTTTTATAAAATTTACGATATTTTTTAAAACTTTTTGTTTTTTATTAAGTCTAATAAAAGAGAAATCAACAAGACCTATTTCATGCTCTTTTGTATAAAAAATAATTTTATTTACAATTTCAGGTATGTCTTTTAAATTCAAAAATTTTTCAAAGTTATTAATCACTACCGTTTCTTTACAAACTATGTTTGTAATTATCAATATGATTTGTAATGAAATAGATATTCTTTTTTTTAATATAATGAAATTTGGAATTGAATTTATCAATTCATCATGTAACAATTTTGATTTATTTAAGTCTAATTTGAGTTTTTCAGCTAAAATATGAATTATTATTAATATAAGGTTATCATCTGTTATTTGTGTATTATCTTTTAGTATGAGTTTTTTAAATAATTTATATATAGTTGTCAAAGGAATTATTTTAGTTCCAAGAATACTTGATTCAAAACCACATTTTTTAACTAATCTATTATGATTAGAAATATATTGGTTATATTTTTTTACAAAATCAGTGAATTTATCAACTTTTTTCATTTATGATGAAAAGTTTAATGATATATATAAAATTCTTCATTGATATTTTTTTTATTAGTAATAATTTAGTATATTGAATATATCATAATCTTTTACGTTTTGAATTAAAAGATTGAATAAAAATAAATTAAGAAGGGTAAATATATGGAAAATTTATTGGAAAGGAATTTTAATGAAAAGACAGGATTGGAATTTAATAAGTGTTATAAGGAATTTATGCCAAAAATTACGTGGTATTTGGCTAGTACATGGTTAGTTAATAATGTTGAAAAGGCAGAAGAATATGCACATAGGTCTTTCATTCAAGGTTTGGAAAAAATCGATACGTTCGATCCAGAAAAAGCACAATTGATTACATGGTTAACTCAAATATCAAAGAACTTGGTCATTAAAGATTATAAGGATGCACTAAGATTCGATTCTGTTTCACTTGATGCTGAAATTGACGATACACCGGGAATTATTAATATCATTAAATATGAAACTGGTGAAGTTGAAAATGAAGAATATGAAGAAAATTTAAAAAAATGTGAAATTATTAAAAATACAATAATGACACTACCACCAAAATATAAAAAGGTGATGATTTTAAGGGAAATTCAAAGAATGCCATATAAGGACATCGCTGATTTTATAAAAAAGGAAGAAAAAACCATTTTGGGAAAAAATGATAAGATAAGATTATCTACACCGGAAGATTTTTATTCTTTATTTATTGATAACACCAAAGGTAGTGGTGATATTAAAATTCATTTTTCAAATGGAAAAAACGAATTTTCAAGGGTTGTAAGGACGGGTAGTAACACAACCATAGTCAGGGAAGAAATAGAATGGGATCGTATGTCTGGGGATAGATTTGATGTGTTTTCTGATAGTAATTACTGTAATATGATTTATATTACGACAACAAATCTATCAACTGTAAAATCCCAAATAAAAAAAGGTAGGAGTTTAGTAAAAAATAAGGTTTATCGTAAATTTAAACAAATTTAACCCATTAAAATTAACTATATAGTTATGTATGGAAAATAATAGAATACCAATTGGACCGACTAGTGTAATAGAGGATTTATTTAGTAATGAATTAAATACTTTGCTAGATGAACTGATGAAAAAAATAACATTGAAGGATTATACACACCCAGTTGGTACAGCGTGGATTTTAGTGAATGTTAGAAACAATGATTATAATCCAGTAGTTTTAAATGAAGTTAAACGCAGATATTTAAATGAGGGGTGGGGTAATGTTTTTTATAATATTATTGATAATGGAACAATTACCTTTCAACTTTATTTTCCACAAACTAAGAGTGTGTTATGAAAGTTTTAATGTTATATTCTGGAAATTGGAACGATGAAATCGATGTCGATGGATTTGTTATAATGGAAAAAAGTTTTGTTTCTTATATGAAGAAATTTTTAAGAGATTTTGAATATACTATATCTGTTGATATTGGTTTTATTGAAACAATAGATTATGACAATGGAAAAGATTTACTTCAGGAAATTTCATTTTCAACAATAACCAATGATGAATCTAATATTATTTCTAAATTTTTTGGTGAATCAAATGATTTTGGTGATAATCTTTTATTATCAATAAAAAGATCGTCAATTGATAATGGTAATGAGGAATTCAACTTTGAAAAAAATAATAAATAATATGTTTCAAAAATATTATGAAATAATTTTAATTGATATCAAACAAATATCCAATAAGGATTCATCTGGTAATGATTTATATGATGGTGAAGAAGTTGTAAGATATAGTGATGCTATAATTCCACTTGTGGGTGATGTTATTCATTTCGATTGTGGTTCTTATATTGTACAAGAAAGACATCATTCGGCAGAATGTAATAAAAAAGTTTTATTGGTGGAAAAAATTGAAGAGAATGATCAAAATTTAGTCGCTGATGATAAATTGACAATCAACGATTGAAATAAAAGTAAACAAATTAAAACTATAAAATAATGATTTGGTATAAGATAGTTGATATAGAAAAAGGTAACGTAAAAACCCTTTTTCATGGTGTTGGAGGGTCTAGAACTCTTCCATATAACAAATGGTTAACTGCGGAAAAAAAGATGGTATCTGATGGTAAAAGTACTGAATATTTGTCAGGGTTCCATGTGATACCATCACATGAGGAAAGTGTAGATTATTTGATCAAATTTAAAAATACGGAAAAAAAGGCAATAATTCCGGTTTATGTTGATGGAGATGTTAGAAAAAAGGAACATAGTCCATCTAATGTTTGGTTGGCTGATAAAATATTTATACCAAATGGGTTTCTTTTTTCTGATTTACAAACTAATATTTTATCAACGATAAATGAAAGAAAATGAATTAGAAAAAATGAATAATTTCGTAAAAGAATTTTACGAAAAATTCGGAAAAGTCGATGTATCTCAATTAACTGGTCAGTTGAAAAAAGATTTTTTAAATGTCAAAAAAATGGTAGAGAAAACAGAAATTCAAATAAAGATTGCTGAAAATATTTTGGATACTTTTAGTATGTTTGATGTAAATTCCATCGAAATGGGTAGTAAAACCTATTCGAAACAAATTGTACCTGATAATAATTTTGATGAATTAGTATGATAAAAACTTGGTATATTCCCATTATGGATAAAAAATCATATTCTGTAGGATATTGGAAAGTTAGTGACAAAACATATAATAAAATTTTTCAAACAGTAAATAATTATTTCATTAAATTCAATTTTGAAATGAAAACAATGAATGATAAGCAAAGAAAAAGTCACTAAAGAAGAATTCGTGGACAAATTAAAAAAGTCTAAATATTTGATTTTTAGAACGGAATTTGATGATGTAAAAATTTTCATCAGTGGATTTGGTAATAAATTTAAAATTGTAAAAGTAAAAAATGGAAATGTAAAAACAAGTGTGGATGGGTTTAATGGATATAGAAATATGGATGTTAATTTTTTGAAATACTGGTTTGATGAATATAAATTAATAATTGAATGAAAACTATGAAACTACTATCATATAAAGATATTTATGAAACATATAATATCGGTGATGTTTTTTATGATAAAAATTTAAAAGATTTTTATTTTATATGTAGATATCACGAACAAGATGATAAGGTAATAATTTTTACTGATACTTCTGGTAAAGAAACAATAATTCATTATTTAACATTTGGATCTAGATTATTACTTGTTATCGGAATCAATAAAATAAAAATATCAATTCACTGGGATAAACCATTGTTTTTTAATAAAGAACAGGCTGATATTTTGAAAAGTATTAACATGGATAATATTATTGATGAATATGATAAATTTTTAAAAGATGGTTTAGAAAAAGGTATCATAACCGAAGAAGAATATAAAAACCCACAACTTATGAATATTCCACCTAAATGATAGAAATTAACGTTTCATGAATATGGATTATGATTTTAAAACACCCTATGAACTATTGATACCCAAATGATAAACATTATTATTTTCAGCAAAAATCGAGCATGTCAATTAGAGTTATTAATTCGTTCAATGAAGGAATTTTTCAAAGAATTTAGTGAATGTGAAATTAAAATTTTATATACTTATTCCAATTATGAATATGAAACCGGATATAATAAATTAAAAATCATTCATTTTGAGCCGAACATCAAATATGTTAAGGAATCAAAATTTCAGAATGATTTAATATTTCTATTCGATAAATCACAACCATTCACTATATTTTTTGTTGATGATAATGTTTTTAAAGAACCATTTTCATTAGAAGATAAGGAATTCAAAACATTTTCAAGTAGGAAAGATATTTTGACATTATCATTGAGATTACATCCCAGATTAAATTACTGTTATCCGGCTAGATTAAGACAAGTATCACCACAAATGGATACAGATGGTGTTTATAATTGGTTTGGAAAACCGGGAGATTTTGGATACCCGATGTCATTAGATGGCCATATCTACTATACGAAGAATATCCAGTATTATTTTTCCAATTATCGTTTTAATGGACCTAATGATCTAGAAAGTCAAATGGCAATGAATCCGATTCCAATCCCAAATATGATGTGTTACAATAAATCTAGAATAATTAACTTACCAGTTAATAAAGTTCAAGATTTTAATAACAATGTTCATGGAAAAATCCCAGCTAAATATTTGAATGAACAATTTTTAACTGGGAAGATAATATCAATGGAAAATATCAGGGGAATTGACAATACTAGTTGTCACCAAGAGATTGAAATTCTCTTACATTAATCTGACCAAAAACTATCACTATTTTTACAAATTTCTTCACCTTCTAATGATATACTTACTTCGATTACAGTGTATTCATTATCATAATCACGTTCTTTACTTGTTGAAATTTGTATAGTCAAGTTATCTTTTAAAAAACTACGCATTACTTTCCTTGAAACAGTTCAAATGTTCCGTCTTTTTTATTAATTTTCATCACACCCCTACGTGACTTATCATTATCATATGCATTATCTAGAAAAAGAAAATCATCTGATTCCATGTGAGTATATGATTGACAATACAGAAACCCAGTTTCAATGTTATAGTAGTTATTATCAAGATGATAGATAACACTATTCTTTATCAAGTACGGTGATTTGAAATGATCACAGATAACCTTTTCATCACCATTCTTATTTAAGATCACCCAATTGCCTTCTAGGTGTTTAGGATCTTTACTTCCTGACATTTTAAGGATATCTTTAGGATAAAATGCTTCTGTATATTTCAAAATTGCGAAGTATTCATCAATGTTGAGTTTTGGTGTACTCATACCACCAATTCTGTAAAGAGTATTTCTTATGGGTTTACCATCCCGACAAAGTAATATAAAATCATTACAATGTTCATTCCACTCTTTTCTGTATGATTCATCAATCTGAATACTACCAAATTGTAACTTGCCTATATTATTTTCCATAGTTGTTCTTTTGGTTTTATGGTTTTATTGTGATTACGATGCTTTTTTATATTCGTTAAGAAAATTTGAATTCAATTTAAAATCCGGTTTTAATCCACTTTTCAAACTCAATTTAGCTACGGTATCAGCTATTTCGTTACCATAAATACCTATGTGTGCTTTTATCCAACGAATTTCAACATTTTTATTATGTTTTAAATCTTTACATTTGTTGGCTATTTTTAATAAGAGATTGTTATCTTCGGTTTTATTTTTTTTCTTACATTTACATTTTTTATTCAATAACAAAAAAACGTGAAGATTGTCGGTATAAATTACCCTTTTTTCTTTTTTCTCTTTTTTATTATTTCCTTTAATAAATGATAACGCTTTATAAATCGCGTAACATTCACCAATGCTTGTACTGGATTTTTCGTTTGAAGAATTGAATTCACAATTTAGATGTTCGGTACTGGTTTTAAATCCAAATATTTCTTCGTTATCATCATTTAATATGACGAAAGAAACCCCGAAATCGTTTAATGAACCTGCACAATCAGTATAAATATCCATATATATTGAATTGGAATACAAAGTTACGATTATTTCTGGAAGAAAAAAATTATATATACAAACATGAAAAACTTCAATCAATTTTTATTCGAAGAAATAATATCAGATCCAAAATCACTTTTAGATAGTATTAATGCTAAAAAAGTATCTACTAATATTTTTAATATAAATATTAATGATTTTAAGGATATAGAAGATTTGTTTGAAGATGAAAAATTTAATAAAGAATTGATTAATGGTGAATTTAAAAAAGATAATTTAGAAAGTACAAAAGAATATGAAACTTTTTTAAAAAATACCTTAAATGTTAAATATTTTTTAATATTTAAAGATAATCAAAATGAATTGGAAAAACCAAAATATATTTTCATTCAAATAAAAAAAGATCAAAAGTGGGGAACAATACAATTTTATAAAGTTAATTCGAATATGAAGAATTTCTATGATTTATTAACGAATAAGAAAATAGAAATAAAATCAAATGGAAAAAGTTACATTTATGTTACTACAAATGGTGGATTTGATTGGACACTTCAAAATTTACAAAATCAGGATTCATCATTTAAAAATATAATGAGGAATGAAGATATTAATAAAATACTTCAAAATTCCATTGTTCAAGAAATAGATTAAACTTTTCAATTTTTATTAAATACAACCAAACAATTAGAATATATAAAAATAAACGGAAATTTTTTATGAAAAAATACGAACTTTTAAGAATTAATGATGTTTTAGTAAAATCCATCAATTATCAAAACCATGAATTTGCTTATGCAATCTTTAAGAATAAACAAATAATAGAAAATGCATTATTGGAAGTTGATTTTATGAATGATGTTGCACCAGAATATGTGGAATATGAAAATAAGAGAATAGATTTGTGTAGAAAAACTTGTAAAAAAGATTCTAACGGAATGGATATTGTTAAAGATGGTCGATTTGAAATTGAAGATACTGAAACTTTTAAAAGAGTTATGGAAGAACTTAGAGAAATGTATAAACTTCATATTGATAAAAGGGATGAACAAATAAATCTTTTTAATCAAATAATGCAACAAGATATAGAATTACAATTTGTTATGGTTGAAAAGAAAGATTTACCAGTTGAAATAAAAACAGCAACTGAAATGTTTGAATATGGATTTATGATTTTATAATCATCCTTGAAAATTCGAATTTATCATCCTGATCGGACGAACATATGACCAAGCATTTTTCCATAAAATGTGTTCCCAACCATTAACAAAATTGATTGTATGAACCATATCAACTAAATTTCCCTGTTCAGTGGAACTCCAATATATAGACATTGGTTCGTTTGATTCATTTAATTCAAATCCACCTATAATAGTTCTTTGTTTATACATTTCTCGTAGTTCATTAAGTGATGGTAAAAACCAATCTGTATATCCACTTAATGTTAAATCTGAACAAATTTTGGCTGATATATTAGATACGTGACAACCATTTATAATATTAACTGTATTACCAGAACCAGACCCAATATCTGATGAAGTTCCTATTAAAATATTTGGACATCCCCATTGATAAGATCCAAAAATATCATTTTGGGCAGCTATTAAACCACTATCTCCAGAATCCCACGTATAAAATACAGTACCACCACTTAAAACATCACCAATATTCATTTTAATATAATTTTTTTTATTATATATTAAAAATGATAATTCTTAAAATTCTAATATTGATAATTCTTTGTGCTTTTACGGCATTTTATTTGTGCAAGATTATTTTTTTCTCGATCCCCTTTTTCTAATCCAAATTTTTTCTTTTTTAAAACCAACCCCTCAATCATGTCTATTTTTGTTAATTTTTCCCAAATTGAATCGAATTCAGTGAAAAATGATTTTACCAACCAAACGTTTTCAGTTATTTGATAACTATATTCATTTTCACCTATGATCTGATCCTTAAAAATATCGTATAAAAGTTTCCATCTATCTTCAAATGTTTTTCCAAGAAAATAATCATCATTAAAAACAAGAATATCGAATATAACAAATTTATGGTTGAATGTTTTATTTGTTTCATCTTTCTTTGATTTGTCCATGTATTCACCCACCACAACATTCCAACCATCGTTTTGAAATAATTTACGTAATTCAGACGGATCTAATTTCCATCTTGTTAACGGTTCGTTATGACGATTCATTGGTAGAAATTTTTCGGAATTGAAAAAAATCGGACCACAATCACCATTGAATTTTGGTTGAGCTAAAAATGAACCATCATCATATTCTCTAAGAACTGATTTTGGTATTTTTTTTTCCGGACGTGGTGGATAAATGTAACGATAAGATTTATATTCCATAGATTATTTTTCTTTCAAATATGATTTTAAAATAACAATTCGTTTCAGTCGATTTTTACAAAAATGATTAGTACCGTGTTTGATAATTGATTTTCGACATGATAATTCTAAATATTTTATTTTGGATAAAGCTTCTACTTTAGTTAAATTTTCCATATTTCCATTATTTTTCAAATACAAAATTACAACTTTTTTTAATTAAAAAAAATTTTATATATATCTTTATGATAAAAAAATTCCATTTATTTGAAAAACAACTGCAACTTTTTGATTTACCAAAAACAGATAAGGATGTTATACACCAAGTCATAACCAAACATCAAACAAAACCAGTACCAGTAAATATTAAAAGGGGAAATAAATTACAAGATGATTTGGATAAGTGGACGAGTGAAGAAATTATAAACAAAAAAATTTATGATTATTTGAAAAATAGTGATTTTGGTGGTGATTATATGGATTTATTATCGAAAAATCTTGAAGTTTTATGTGATTACGTGGAAGAAAAACCAGAAATGATTTCTAATAGTTATAAAAATTTACCAGAATGGCCAAAAAATGAACGGGGAAAAGAAAAAACTTTATCAGAAATAATAAGGTCTGATGATTATTGGTTTTGTCATGTAGATAATTACGTTGAAGATGAAGACGATTTTAAAAATTATTTTTTGGAATCCACAAAAAATAATTTATATCAACTTTATGACGTAGAATATTTATATGATTTGAAAGATGCTATTTATGATTCAAAAGACCCATATAGATTGAAAATTTATAGGGCTATAACATTACCAAAGAATGTCGAAGAGTTGGACGATTATAATGGTGTCGGTGTTTATTGGACGTATGACAAAGAAAAAGCGGAGGCTTATTGGTCCAAACATAATAGAGAATTTATTTTAGAAGGATGGGTTTATTCTAATGGAATTGATTGGGAAGAAACGGTTTATAAGTCTATTTATATTATGAAAGATGAAAGGGAAATTTTTTTATATAATGAAACACCAATTGAATTGACTTCGGTTTATATGAAAAGTATATATAATGAATTTAGAGAAATTAATTCAGTAATTGATGAAGAAAAACGGATTATTAAATTATTTGGTTTGAAAAGCGATCAAATTTCAAATTATTTAATAAACAAACACAAAAATATGTCTACGATTATTTTTGATGAACCAATCTGGGTGAAAGCATGAAAAAAGGTGATAAATATCACCTTTTTTCAAAAACATAAACAACCAAAAACAACCAAATTTATTTTACATTTTCACCAATTTTGGCGTTTTTCAGACCAAAAATCGGACGAATATCAGAAATATATTCTGAGATATTTCCTTTTCCGATGGTAATTGCCCGATCAATAGAACCCTTTTTTACTATCATCACGGTCTTGGCCTTGATCAAACGATCCTTTTCATCAGTAGGAATATCCTTAATCTTTTCAATGGCCTTAGAAATCAAATCACCATATTTCTGAATGAGTTCAGTATCGAGTGAAAATTCGGTAATTTCTTCTGTTACTTCACCATTGTATTTTTCGGTGAGTTCGGTGAATGTATCCTCAGTTGGTTTGATATACTTATCCGATGGAATCAACATTACCGATGATCCACTTTCAGAAGTAAGAATGAAAGAATCCGGGTTTACTCCGGTTTTCTTGTATTGTGAGTTGAAAACATCAATACAGGATGGTTTAAAGTCAGCTTCCACCATTTCTAACTTTGCCTTGATGTTGTCCATCTCAGCTTTCAATTGTGCATACTTAATTAAATTCTGATCGAAATCAGTTCCGTCAACCTTGACGATAACTTTTTCGGATTTCTTGGTTGAAGAACCTGTAGCTTTTGCTTTTGATTTGTCGAATAAGTTCATAATTTTTTGTTTTAGGGTTTATTTAATTTGACTGTACAAAGGTACGAACATTTACAATATAAAAAAAATTTTTCACAAAATTTTTGATATTTTTTTTACTTTAGTTAATTCGTCATATAAAACACCATAGTAATTTTTGGTTGGTCTATCATTATCAAATTTTAAAAAATTCAATTTAATTCCCTTAGATTTTAATAAATTACAAAATTCATAATCACAACATTCTGGATAAAAAGTTAAACCAAATGTAAATGTAAACATATCAGATGACATTTCTATTTCTTCCCTACATTTAAAAGATTTCAAATCATCAATATATTCGTTTTTTGGATTAGTATATATTGTAAAATGAAACATTTCATCTTTTAAATAAAGATGATAAAATATTATATAATTGTGTGGAATATTAGTCTTACCGAAAAGTAAAGTTTTATTAGATTTGTTTTCTAAATCTTCGATTTTTATTTTTGATTTTCTTGTTAGAATTTCTAATTGTTTCTTATTCATAGTTGGTTATTTTAAAAATAATGAACTTAATGATTTATTTGTATCTATTTTTTTAATAGCTTTTGCCAACATATCGGAACAACTTAAAACAATAATTTTCGATGATTGTTGTTTTAATGGAATGGTATCAAGAACAAATATTTCTGTTATTTTTGATTTTTCTAAATTTTCATAAGCATTTCCAGATAAAACTGGATGTGTTACCAAGCATCTTACACTTTTTGCACCTTTATCCATCATAAGATCAGCAGCTTTACATAAAGTTCCACCAGTATCTATCATATCATCTATAATAAAAACATCCTTACCAGTTACATCCCCAATAAGAATCATTTTATCAATTTCATTTTTCTTTTTACGTGTTTTGGAACAAATAACATAATCAACATTAAATTTATCAGCATATCTAGACATACGTTTCACACCCCCGTTATCAGGGGCTGCAAATTGTAGATTTTGAATTATACCATCAGTTAACATTTTCTGAATGTGTGGCCAGAAAACATATGTACCAAATAACTGATCAAAAGGAATATTAAAAAAAGCCCCAATCTGATCAGCGTGTAAATCAATTGAAACAACGCGAGTTGCCCCAGAAATTGTTAAAAAATCAGACATTAATTTGGATGCAATACCAACCCTTGGTTTATCTTTTCGGTCCTGTCTAGAATAAGAAAAAAATGGAATTACGGCGATGATTTGATTGGCACTCGCTCTTTTAGCGGCATCTATCATCATAAATAATTCTCCCCAATTGTCGAATGGTGGATTGGTTGATTGTATTAAATAAACATCTCTACCTCTTAAATTTTCTTCGAATGTTGGTTGAAATTCACCATCAGAAAATATCACTTTTTTAATCTTCCCCAAGGGAACACCCAGATTAAAGGCAACTTTTTCTGATAATTCTTTACTAGCCGAACCGGAAAATATTTTTATTTTTCTCATATTTTATGGACTTTTTACAAAGATATAAAAAATTATTAATAAATAAAAATAAAATGGACTTTTATTTATTAATATATAATAAGAAACAATAAATAGTAATATGAAAAAAGTTTTTAGTTTTTCAATAGATGAAAACATTATAAAAAATCTTGATAAATTCTGTAAAGATGGTTTGATAACAAAATCAAAATTGATTAATAAAATTATACAAGATTTTATTGAAAAAGAAAATAAGAAAAATGATAGTAAGTGATATTATTCAAATTACAGTAAGCACCAAAGATATTTCTAGATTAAAAGAATATTATGGATTACTTAAAGTTGGAGATATTCAAGATATAAAAATTGATTATTTATCAAAAAATAGTTCCAGAAAAATTCTTGTAAAATGTGATATTTGTGAAAAAGAAAAAAAATTATCCTATGGTAAGTATAATAAAAATATAAAAAAATATAATATTTATAGTTGTTCTAATAAATGTTCAATAATAAAAAGAGAAAAAAGTAATTTATTGAAATTTGGATGTAAATATTATTCTCAAACGAATGAATATAAAGATAGATATAAAAAAACATGTTTAGAAAAATATGGTGTTGAAAACTATTTTCAATCTGAGATAGTAAAAAGTGAAATTAAAGAAGTTAATTTGAAAAAATATGGTGTAGAACATCCCACACAGTCAAAATCAATAAGAGATAAAATCAAAATAACGAACGAATCGAAGTCTGATGAAATTAAAAATGAAATGAAAGAAAAAACAAAACAATCCAATTTAGAAAAATATGGTGTTGAATATTCTTTTCAATCTGATATAGTAAAGAATAAAATTAAAGAAACCAATTTAAAAAAATATGGTGTTGAATATAGTTCTCAAAATAAAGACAATAGATCAAAATACAAAATTACTTGTTTGAAAAAATATGGAGTTGATAACGTATCCAAATCCGATGAAATTAAAAAATTAAAACAAGATGTTTGTTTAGAAAAATATGGTGTAAATCACACTTCACAAGTTCCTGAATTTTATATTAGTCAACAAAAATCCGGTTATAGATTATTTTTTCACGACAATACAAAACTTAATTATAGGGGAACTTATGAAAAACATTTTTTAGATTATTGTTTTGATAATAATATATTAATTGAACGGGGAAAAAGAATAAAATATTTATTCGACAATAAGGAACATTATTATTTTTCTGATTTTTATTATGAACCAAAAAATTTGATTATAGAAATCAAAAGTGATTGGACATATAATAAATATAAAATTATCAATGATATAAAAAGAGAAAGTACAGAAAAATTAGGATATAATTATATGTTCATTTTTAATAAAGATTATAAAGAATTTGAAGAAGTAATTAAATTAAATATATAAGAATAAATAAAAATATTAAATGACACAAGAAGAAATATCTGATTTGTTATCATCGATGAATGGTTTTAGCACCAGTTCAGAAAATTTAACAAAATCAATAGTAGATGTGAAAACTAAATCATCTCTCATTCCACCTGTTATTACCCCGGAGGATTTTGAACCGAAGGGTAAATTCCCATTTATGACAGAAAATCAAATATTAAAAAGAATTATGACTATCGATGCAGGTACAATGCCCGGTATAGATGGTATAAATACACCAAAAGTAACAGAAGAACAAGCTCATTTGATAATATATGGTAAACCACCAATTTATGATTCTAACGGGAAAATGATAGATAATGAAATAACAAATCCGGAATGTGTTGACCCAAATAGAAAAATACCCGATAATTTCAATCTCAAGAATAAAATAAAAGATATGAAAAAAGAAATTAAGGATTCTATAATGCAGGTTCAATTTAAAGCCAGTGAATTAAGTGAAGCATTCGTTATGTTAATTGTTAAATTAGGATTGGGAATGGGTGTTATGATAGATTGTTTAACGACAATACCAAAACCAATTATAACTGTTGCATTGGCTGCCTTACAAGGGATGTTATTGGATATTAGTAATTTTGTATCAAAAACAATGGAAATTACACCATTTTTATTACCATTGTTGTCATTGGCATATTTTTTACCTAGTATCTCTATGATTAAAACCATTTTTGTTTTAATAACAGTTCCGGTTGACTTATTAAATGGAATTTTACAAGGGGTTTCAAAAATATTAATTTTAAAAGAAATAATTATGAGTTTAATCGGGGCTTTAATATCGGTGGCCACAACTACAATGGTGAATTTAAATCAAACAAATGAAGAAATAAAAACATCATATCCAACATTTGTCGATAACGGAACAGATAACAATCTTATTTATTTGGAAAAAGAATTAGTTCAAGAACAAATTAAAACACCAGTAGATGATCAAAAAGTAGAAAAGTTAAATAAATGGATAAATGATATAAAAATAAATCAAACCCAAATAAAAGAACTTACAAATATTGATAATTTAAAAACAGTCAAAAGGGATCAATTAAATAATAATTTAACATCTATCAGTACAATAAATGATAAATTATATAAAAAGATGGAAGATGATTACAATAAAAAGCAACAAGAAATAGAACAATTTCTTGTTCTAAAACTTCAAAAAAATACTTATGAAATTTGGGATTAAATCATATTTTAGAATAAGATACTAGAATTATTATTCCACCTTGTATATAATTTGCAATCTGGTCTGAGAATAAGATATTTAATATCTTCTTTTACATCTTCGATATTTTTTGTTTCCCCCATACAATTATCATCAACAACAGTTGATAACCCATCAACGGAAAATCTTACAGCACCAAATGATAATCTTTCAAGGGGATTACCGTTCTTTAAAATATAATCGTTTATTTGTTTCATATATTCATCAGAACACCTATTTTCAAGAATCCAATTGTTGATTTCTTTTTCTTCATCTGTTTTTGGATTGTTGACATAATATAGAACCCTGAATGTTATTTGATTTGCACTCAATTCTTTAGCTTTCTGAAAAATTTGTTTCGGTGTGATGTCCAATCTTTCATAAAGATTTGTCATATTAATAGACAATCTTAATGTAAAATTATATTTCTTGATGGCCTTACATGTTTCAGTAATATCAACGAAAGCCTTTTTGTTTTTATATAAAGAATTGTTTTCTGAATCAAAAATATCAAAAAGACTAAGTGATATGATTTTAATTCTCACATAATTTCTCAACCAACGTAAGTTTTCTTCACCCCCGTTATCAGCCTTATTGAGTAAAAAACAACCACTTGTTTGAAGTTCACATTTAACAAATGGACTTGGGAGTGATTTGTTGATTTCAACAACAGTTCCCATAAATTCCTTATTTATTAAACATTCACCATTTTCTCCAGTGAAAATAAGGTCATTACAATCGTTATCCCGAGCGTATCTTAAAGCATCCTGATAATCTCTTCGGTATAAATCTTCAAATTGTAAATTTTTTCCCAATTCATTTTTATATGGACTATCGTGAAGTTTAGATACACAACACGCACAATTGTTTGGACATCCACCGGGAACTAAAATTGATAAACTTTGTGGTTTCATAAATTAATTCTTGTTTTTATTATCATAAAAAGTAACCGCTTTGTATATTCGTTCTGTATCTTTCTTACTACAAGGATATGTGTGATCCCAAATATAAAACCCATTGACAATTTTTAACCAGTTGAACGGATATGGTTTAGATAAAATGTAAACAACCGATTCACTCACATTGTAGAGTTGACAAAGTTTAGAAAAATCGATTGAAATTCCGTTGGCAATTCCATTTTTCATATATCTCTTATTCAATTGAAGTTTTCCGGTCAAATCAATGATAAAATTACGATAATTTTGTATTTCTTCACTTTCTGTTAGAGCAACCCATTGATTAGGATTAATTTCCTTTGATTTTACCCTTTTAATTTTTTGTGATTGATTCCTTAATTTTCTACTCAAATAAATACAATCTTGCAAAATCAATTCATTGTCGTAGTTCCATTTAAATATTTCACAACCACCATAATATCTTCCAACTTTTATTGTTGTAATGAAATTGTTAGATTCTAATATAGATGTAGTCAGTTTAACACGACTATTTTTCAATATATCGTGAATGAAGTGTGATTTTACCCCATCGTTTAAAGAAATTTCACGAACTTTAATAAGGGCTTTTAAAAACCTTTTCGCTTCATTTTTTTCTCTTTGTGTACCTTTCAGTATGACATAATCATGAAGAAAAAAATCATGTAATTTTTTAGCGTGTTTTATAGTCGGTTTATCAACCAACCATCTCCAAGATTCACCATCCCATTTAACAAAATCAAGACCCCGATATAAACAAGTACCCATGACCGGGGATGCATTGTGTTCCAAAAAGATTTCCTTCAATCTTTTTTGAGGTAATATTTTACCATCTGACTGTTCAAAATAAATTTGATTTAAAACATCAAAATATTTTAAATCCTTTTCTTCGTTTTTCATATCATTTTTTAAATCGAATACAAAATTACGAATTATTAATGAATTAAAAAAATTTTAAGATAAATCGGAATAACAATTAGGACATGTTTTATCTATTAATTCATCTTTGTTGAAATGTTCATCACATTCATCACAATAATAATAATGTGTCCAAACATAAACAGCATTCACAACCATTCTTGCATTTTCTCTATCATAAAGACATCCACTTGTCCAACATTTATTATTTCTTACATCAGGATCATCCTCAAATTCTTTTTTCATTGGATAAATTGAACATGTTAAACATGGACATATTTCATAATCCCATATCATTTCTTTACCATTGAAAGATATTTTATTTTGTTTTATTTTATTTTCCATTTTAGACTTTCTTTATGAATGAATGATTTTTCAAAACATTTCGGACATTCAAAAACAGTAGCCATTCCACCTATATTATGTCCTATTCTTACAACATCATATATGGTTTCACAATGTATGTTTTCAGTTTCCATATCGTGATAACAATAAGGACATTGTAAAGGCATATCTTGTTCCCGTAAATCCGACAATTCAAAAAATTCTATAAATTCAATTGTTTTCATTTTTCACTGGTTTTTCTTTCCTATCAATGGCATATTCTATCATTTGTTTCTGTATTTCATAAAATTCTTCATCGATGATCGGATGTAATTTTACATAATTTTCTTCCTTTTTCTTATTTGATTTCTTTGATTCAAGAATACAAGATATTCCCCCTTTTCGAAAAAATATCCAATTACAAATTTTTAGTTCGTGTTCACCCCTTCGAAAAACGACATTATCTAATTTCCTTTTACCTAAATATTCACCATAAAATGCATAAATATCAGTTTCATCTTGATCGAACTCAAATGAAATACCAACTTTTTTCAAATCGGATAAACACTTTTGTAAAAATTTATTTTGTATATCTATCATAATTTTTCAGATTCTTGTTTCCACTTTTTTATTTGTTTTGGTATTTCTACTTCATATAATGGACTTACTCCATTTTGCAAATTGTAAATTTTGTTATGATAATATGTTACCGCTTTTGGATTGTACCATATAATAATACCCCATTCACGAAAATCTTTTTGAGGAAACAACCAATTCATAAATTTGATATGGGATTTCAACCCTTTGTTTGAATATGAAAAATTTGGATGAAATTTACCCCAAGAATCAAATTGTCGTTCATAGTAATATTCTTTTGATTGTAATAAAATCAATTTTTGAATATTAGAATTTGATTGGTTATCCTGATTTTCAATTGTTATTTTCTTATACCTATATTGAATTATCCTTATATGAATAATTGCAAATGGTATTAGAATTTTATTAAAAAAGTTATTCATAGTTATTTCTTTTTTTCAATTGTTTCGAAATCATCACATTTATTCCAACCCCATTCAACCATATCCATACTTTCTATATAATCAGGACCATCCCACCACCCTCTATGGCAAAAACAATTTATAATAGAAGTTTTCTTTTTAGGATTTTCTAAAGTCCCCAAATCTAAACAGGATTTACATTTTAAACATTTAATCATTTCCATAAATTTAATTTTTTATATATTTAAAATTAATAATTCATCTGATACTTGCAAACAATCAATAAAAGTTACACTTGTATCATTTTCTTCTTTTCCAAATGATTTATGTGTTATAATATTTGGAACATTACTATGTCCTACAATTTGATGAAATCCAAATAAAGGTTTTTCATAAATTTCTTGTTTATCCGACCAAAGAGGACCACCCACTTTTCTACCCCATCCACCTTTTGTTCTGGCAGCTGAACACATAAATATATCATCATCTTGAAATTCCCACATCATATTACAAACATCTGAAATTGTTTCATTTCCATTCAAATATTTGTGAAATCTATTTTCTTTATTACCTTTCATTTTTGGTCTAACATAGTGTTCCCACCACCCTCGATGAATTCCGGCGTGTGTCCAAATATAATTTTCATACTGATATGAAAATTGAAACAATCTGTAATTGGTTCTAAATATTTGATTCAAATCATGTAACATCTCATCTCTTGATCCGGTGACATTATCTCTACCATAATTCATAGTATAATAATAAACATCATGATTACCCCACAATAGAACAACCTTATCTTCGAAATCTTTTTTGAATTTTATGATTTCTAATAAATTTTCAACAATTGGTTCATCAGTATCATATGAATCCACATAATCACCCACAAAAACAACTTTATCGTATTTCTGCATAGTTATATTGATAACTTCTTTTGTTGGTGTAGTTGTACCAAATAAGAGAAGTTTCCAACGATTTGAACCGTGAATATCACCAATTGATATAAATTTCATATTTTTCTTTTTTTATTTAACTATCAGAATATTCCCACGACCCACAATTTAAACATTCATAAGCGATTCCACTTTTAGCTAAAACCATTCTTTTTCCACAACAATAAGAACCATCACCCTCATCTTCTTCTAACGATTTAAATCTTTCCTTGTCGGTATCATCGAAATTATCAATATTATTTTCTTTTACCATTTTATTTCAGTTGTAGTTGTTTTGAAACCATAATTTGCCGAATACTTCCATATATATCTACATTCATTCAATACTTTTTCTTCTTTTACTGTTAATTCTATACTTTCATCATCGGAATGTAACGGAAGAATATCTCTGATGAAAGTGGATAATTTTAAAATTTCAGGGATTATTTCATCATTTTCATCATCGATTTCATTATTTTTCAAAAAATCTGATACATCATTTATAATTTTTTTATATTCCATACTAATCATTTGATCCAATGTTTCTTGGGATCTTTGATGAATCAATTTTTTAACTAATCGAAATGGTTGAACTTCCAATTTAAGATAACTAATATCCAGAATGATTGATTTATCGTTCCAAATGTTAAAATTTCCATTCATAATATGTATTTTTTAGAATTATGATACAAAATTACAAATGTTCAATGATAAAAAAAAATTTTAATGAATAAAAAACTTTCAACTTTATTAATAAAAAAAATATATACATAAAATGATATTAACAAAAAATATAAAAGTTGGGATATGTTTTAATAATATTAATCATTATAAACAATATTTTGATAATTTAAAAATTGGTGATAAAATAGAAATTCCAATAGAAAAATTATCACCGGGTAGTCATTTGAAAATTTTATCCAAATGTGATATTTGTGGTGTAGAAAAAAATATTCCATATAGAGATTATTTAAATAGTTTTAATAACGGAAATTATTTCTGTTGTAATAAATGTGCATTAGAAAAAAGAAGAAAAACTAAATTGGAAAAATATAACGATGCAGGATATCATAATATTGAAAAAATGAAAAAAACCAATTTAGAAATATATGGTTTTGAAAACGTTTTCCAAAACGAAGATATTAAAGATAAAATAAAAGAAACTTGTTACAAAAAATATAAAGTTAAATTTACATCTCAAACAAATATTGTCAAAGAAAAAACAAAAGAAACTTGTTACAAAAAATATAAATACCATCACCATTTAAAAAATGTAGAAATATTAAATAAGCTATATAGTACAAATTTAGAAAGATACAAAAATAAATTTTATCTTAAATCAACTATTTATAAAAATAAAAGAGTGAATTTTTTGTTGGAAAATTATAATTTAAATGTTATAAATTTTGATAAATCTGTTTATACAATAAAATGTGATATTTGTAATAAAGAATATAATATAAAAAATAGTTTGATGCTTCAAAGAATTTTATATAAAACAAAAATGTGTGTTTTGTGCAATCCGATTAATTCTTATTGTGAAAGTGGAAAAGAAAATCAACTATCAAATTTTATTAAAAGTTTTTGTGATAATATAATATTAAATGATAGACATTTAATAAAAGAATTAGATATTTATTTACCGAATTTGAAATTGGCATTTGAGTTTAACGGAATATACTGGCATAGTGAATTAAATGTTGATAAAAATTATCATCTAAATAAAACTGAATTATGTGAACAACATGGGATTCATTTAATTCATATTTATGAAGATGATTGGATATATAAACAAGAAATAGTTAAATCTAAAATACTCGATTTATTAGATAAAATACCAAATAAAATTTATGCTAGAAAATGTGAAATTAGAGAAATAATAGATAATAAATTAATTTACTGTTTTCTAGAAGAAAACCATCTACAAGGTTTTATTGATTCACAAATTAAACTTGGGTTGTTTTATAACGATGAACTGGTTTCTTTAATGATTTTCAGTGAACAACCAGATGGTATTTATGAAATGTTTAGAGTTTGTAATAAAAATTATATATCAGTTATCGGGGGTTTTAATAAATTGTTCAAATATTTTGTCGAAAAATATAAACCAAAAGAAATTATTAGTTATGTTGATAGATCGTGGAGTAAAGGCGATTTATATTATAAATTAGGATTTACTTATATTAGTAAAACATCACCCAATTATTATTGTGTAATTGATGGTAAGAAATCAAATGGTGATATAATAGACGAAAGAAAAAATTATCACATTTATGATAGTGGAAATTTAAAATTTGTTTATTTTATCTAGCCATTCTAAACCAAGAAACTGTCGTTTGACCCTTTATTTCTTCGTTAACTTTATCTACCATAGACTGACCACCACTTATAATATCTTGAGCATTATAGTTGAAATTACCCGGCATATTAAAATTAAAACGACCAATCTGTTCGCCCATTCTAACTCTACACAACCCAATACAATATCTTTTAAACATTTCAAAATCAAACAATTCTTCTTCTTGAATTCTAACCCACACTTCTAACATATGATTGGATTCACCGGGATATGATTCTAAACTACCCAAAAAATTAAGTTGTTTGTTTATTGGGTTAAAACTAAATTTAACAGTATCTTTTGTCATTTTATTTATTTCATCGGAAAAATAACTGATTACTGAACGATAGAGTGCGAGGTCCCCCGCAGTGGTTACAAAGCTAGTTAAGAAAGGCTGATTTGTAACCCCCAAATTAATAGATAGATTTGGTGCTTGAATACCAATTCTAAATAAAGATAAATCATTTATTTTTATAATTCTTGTTATATTTTCAACTTCTTCTGGCATGATTAAATATTTGAATCTAGAATATGTGTCCCTCAACAACATGTCTTTTTTCATAAAATAATAAAATTTTTGAAGAGAAAATTGATAATTTTTATAGAAATATTCTAGGGCTAATTCTTTCACTACACGTTTTACTTCTTTATCAACCAAAACTTTTGGTAGTGCACCAGAAAACGTCAAGTCGGCTTGTATGATGTCTATTAATTGTTCAATTGTTATTGACATAAACTTTAAATGTTTTTATTTATATATTAATTTTATAAAGACAAAAACTCAAATGATATTAGATAAGGAAGTAAAAATAACAATTAATCCAAAAGTAGATAGGACATATTTCAAATTGGATTATTATGACATTAATATTGTGAAAGATCCATTTCAAATTTTTATTAAAATGGAAGATTTAAATAAAAGTTCTAGGATTAAGATAAATGTAAAATGTGATGTTTGTAATAATGAAAAAATTATTACTTATTTATCATATAATGAAAATATAAACAATTATGGTGTTTATGCTTGTTCTCCAAAATGTGCATCTTTTAAAAATAAATTAACAAATAAAGAAAAATATGGTGATGAAAATTTCAATAATAGGGAAAAAAGTAAGATAACAAATTTAGAAAAATATGGTGTTGATAATGTTCAAAAATATAAAGATATAAAAAATAAGTCTGTTGATACCATTAAAAATAGTTATGGTTATGAAGTTATAATGGATAAAGTAAGAAGTAAAGTAAAAGAAAAATATGGAAAAGATCATGCATTACAAGTTGATGAATTATATAAAAAATCTGAAAATACCAAATTAGAAAAATATGGTGATAAAAATTATAATAATAGAGAATTGTGTAAAAAGACATGTTTAGAAAAATCAGAAATAGAAAAAAACAAAACAGTTGAAAAAAGAAAAGAAACATGCTTAGAAAGATATAATAAAGAATATTCTATTACTTCTGATATTGTAAAAAATAAAATATTAAAAATATTTAATGAAAAATATGGTGGAAATACACCATATGCTGATAAGAATTTAAGATTAAAATCTGCTGAAAAATATACTAATGAACATATAAATTATATTAAAGATAATATTAAAGAATTTCAATGTGAATATATTAATCATAAAAATAAAAATAAAAATAATTGTAATATTGAATATACTTTAAAATGTATTAGGACTAATAAATTATTTACAATATCTTATTCAAATTTAAGAATACGAATTTTGAAAAAATTAGAAATTTCACCTTTTTTTAGAGATGAATATGGTAAATCTAATATGGAAAAAGATTTGTATAATTTCATTAAAGAAAATTATACAGAAAACATTTTATTAAACAAAAAAGATATAATTAAACCATTAGAAATAGATATTTATCTTCCAGATTTAAAATTAGCATTTGAATTTAATGGATTATTTTGGCATAACGAAATAAATAAATCAAATGATTATCATTTAGAAAAAACAGAATTTTGTGAACAACAAGGAATACATCTGATACATATTTATGAGGATGATTGGATATATAAACAAGAAATAGTTAAATCCAGAATTCTTAATTTACTTGGTAAAACACCAAACAAAATTTATGCTAGAAAATGTATCATAAAAGAAATTACTGATAATAAATTAGTTTACGAATTTTTAAATACAAATCATCAACAAGGGTTTATTATTTCAAAAATTAAAATAGGATTATTTTACGAAAATGAATTAGTATCTTTAATGATTTTTGGAAATCAAAGAATATCAATGGAAACAAAAAGTAAAGAAAACACTTATGAAATATTAAGATTTTGTAGTAAATTAAATACATCAGTTATTGGTGGATCTGAAAAATTATTTAAATATTTTATCGAAAATTATAATCCAAAAGAAGTGATTAGTTATGCGGATAGATCGTGGAGTCAAGGTGAATTGTATAAAAAATTAAAATTCAATTTCGTTGGTAAAACCCCATCAAATTATTATTATATTGTTGATGGTATTAAAAAATACAAATTCGGTTTTAGAAAAGATAAATTAATTCGTGATGGTTTTGATCCAACTAAAACTGAACATGAAATAATGTTGGAAAGAAATATATTTAGAATTTACGATAGTGGAAGCTTAAAATTCATTTGGAAATTTAATATATAAACTAAATAAAATTTACCTTATGAAATTCGGACTACTTAAATTTTATGATTATTTGAAAACGAATGAAGCCGTAAAAACCCAAGACAATAACGAAGGTATTTTAGTTATAGTAGATGTTCAGGGTGAATTTGACGAATATACACCACAGGGTTTTGAACAAAATATAATTAAATATTGTGAAGAATTTCCAAAGGATGAAGATGGTGGTATAAAAGGTGTTTATCAAATATGGGATTCTAATAAAGCAACCGGATTTACATATACTTTTCCTAATCAAATATTAACTGTTAGAAAGAATTATGGAACAAAATTCAATTCAAATTTAAAAAAAATATCAACGTCTTTACCACAAGACACTAAAGAAGGTAAGTTGTTTAGATTTAAAAACACAAATAAATATTTATGTAAAATAAATAATAATCATAAATGGTTCTATGTTAATGAAGATTTATATAATTTATATCAAAAATTAAAAGGTAAAAAAGTAATTATGATAGGTGGTGCAGATGCCGAATGTCTTCAGGATGTGTATGTTTCAATGAAATCATTTGGTGTTATACCTGTTTATAATCATAATTATATCTATAATGCATCGATGAATGATGATATGATTGCAACAGATAAAAAAAAATTATAAAAATGATAATCAAAAAATATAAAGATTTTATAAATGAATCTTCCAATGATGATTTTGTTTTATTATATCACGGTTCTAGTAAAGAAAACGAAGAAAATTTATTAAAAAATGGTTGGCAACCAAATAAAGTATTATCTGGATCGAATCAAGGAAACCCAAATTATTTATATTTGGCCCTATCACCAGAATCAGCTTGTTATTATGCAGCTTGTAAAGATAATGATAAAAATGTTTTAGAAGTAAGAATACCAAAATCTTATTTAAAAGTTGATCCACATGATGGAATGTATCATGGTAATGTTGATATGGAATTAGAACATGGTGTCTCATTAGTTTGTTTTAAAAAATTACCATCTTGGGCATTTAACAAATATACTGGTGATTTTAAAGTAACGGGATGTGATGATTTCTTTGATGATTATGATTAAAATTAAATTGACCCATTATTTTCAAATATATAATTAACCACAATATTTTGTGGATAAAAAATAATTATATATTATGAAAAAGAAAATGAAAAATGTAAATGTAAATGTAAATGTAAAATCATCAATTGTTGATAAAGTAAAAGAAATGCAAGACATATTAAATCATGCCGTAAACATTGGAACAAATGCTAAACAAAAAATTTTAGAAGATGAAACAGCTGATTATGGAACAATAGTAAGAGATTTAACGAAAGAAGATTCGATATTAAAAGAAATTCAAGATAAGAAATCAGAAAAGAAAACATTTACAGAAGAAGATTTAAAGGAAACATTATTAAACTTTTCTTTTGCTCAAGATGTAATGAATAAATTTAATTCTTTAATAAACGAAGAAGCTAATTTATTTTTATCTGAAACTAAAAAGGCAGAAGAAATGGAAGATGAAGATGATAAAAATCCAAATATTTATATTAAATTAACAATTATTGATGACAGGGATAGAATGTTATTCAAAGAGTTGTTATTTGGAACTAGTGAAAGAAGAAGACCCATTTATGTTAATATTGGTGATTATGATTTTTTCTTTGAATATTTCGATGAAGAACAACCAGTTTTTACATTCAATAAAGAAAGTTTTAAATTTTTCTTCGATAATGATTTAAATAAATTGAAAGAATATGTCAAAATAAATAAGTGTACTTTTGATTTTGAAAGGGAAATAAAATTTGATAATATTATTGTTGAAATATTAAATAAAGGGAAAGAAAAAGTGGGAAAAGTAGAAAAAAAAGAAAAAGAAATAGAAATAGAAAATGCAATAGTTGAAACACCACAACAAGAAGATACCAAATATAAAAAGGTTTATAAGGTAAAAACTGTTGAAAATACAACATTATTTATTTTAACAGATAAACCGGGAGATATTTTTGAAAAAATTTCTGATGTTTTAAGTGTTAAGGTTATGGGTTTTGGTTTTCAATTAGATAGTGATGTTTCTTAAAAACTGTCTTCCGACAACTACCCGACAACTACCCGACAACTTAATTAAAACTTTTAGTTTTTTTGATTATATAATAAATATAACTTATATAAAAAAATAAACTAAATTATGAAAAAGACAACAAAAATGATTAAGAAGGCTGTTAAGGCTTTAAAGAACACAAAGAAAGTCACTTCGGTGAAAAATCCAGTGACAACACCAAAAACGACCAAGACCACTTACAGGTCAATCGCTGATAACATTTATCACGATGGTTATAGTTATCGTGCCCGTATTACAGTTAATGGAAAGTGTAATTCAAAGAATTTCACATCCAAGACAGCTGCAATTCGTTGGAGAAACGAATTCAGGAGAACTATTGGTTAATACCATTTTTTTTGAAATAAAAAAAAGCCGAACAAATTTATTCGGCTTTTTTTTATTTGGGTAAATAATTTTATTTTATATTATCACCCCCGAAATCTTCACTTTTACTCTTTTGATTTGGTTGAAATTCTATATCATCATCATCAATTAATCTCGTCCATTCTTCAAGTTCCGGGTAAAAAAATAAATAATATTTATCTTCTTGCAAGGAACTTACTATATTATCTATGACATCATTAAATAAAATTTCAAATTGTCCATTACCGTAATGATATAATTCAGAATAGATTGGTAATGTGAAATTTTCCATTTCTTTAACTGTTTCCCAATTATTACCACCCTTTTCAATACTTATATTCACATCACCTGTTATATCCCCCCTGACAACCCAAGTAGTATTTTTGTTTGGAAATTCTGGTTCTGATTCACGATCTATAAAATTTATATCATCAGTTGGATCGATTGGTTCGTCATCATCAACATCATAATTTGTATACCCCAATTCTTCTTTTATAAATTGATTGAAATTTTTTATCATAATTTTTAATTATTTTTTCATTGGACAAATATTTTATCATATAATCCATTTTTTACGGCTATCAATTTTCCTATAAAACCCTCATTTCTTAATTTTTTAAATACTAAATTTTCTATTGAAAATTCCCCCTTCTCTTTTATTGCACTAGCTCTAGCTTCAGATAATTTTTTCTTTGTTGCTTTCGCAATTTTGAAATATTTCATTAATTCATCTGGGTCTGTTGTTTCTTCCAGATATTTTTCCAATTCTGTAATTTCATACACATAAGAATTATATTTGGGATTTATATCATCATCTGTTACGGTTGGTTTTTCGTGTTTTGGTTTGTTGATCCATTTGTTATTTAATAATGAAAAACGACCATTTTTTGGTCTGACTTCAGTAGAATCTTGAATATACAATTCCACTTCGTGACCCCTTAATGTAATATTATGTCTTTCATTCCATTGAAATTTTTCACCCTCAACCGCTTTAGTAATCAAATCTTTATCTTCTCCCAAATCGGAATAATCAATCAAAACATGGACATCTAAATCTGAGGTTTTGGTATAGTTGTAATTTGAAATACTGCCAGTTAATTCAATATCTATTATTTTTGTATCCAATTCCAAACTTTCATAAAAATCCCTAGCTATTTTAATTAATTTCTTTCTTATTCCTTCATCAAGTTTATCATTTTCCCAATAAAGAGGACATAATTTTTTATGATATGTTAAAACATTTTCACCTTCTTTTATTAACCAATTTTTATATTTTAATGTCATAATTCTATATATTATAATTTAATTACATTTTCATTGTAACTGATACATCATTAGCACCTGTTCCAATTATACCACCCCCACCACCACCAGTATTACCATTAATATTCGCTGAAGTATATCCTTGATCAGCTGATTTATAAAGTCCCGGATAAGCACCCATTATTTGTTTTTTGCTGACTGTAACAATACTATTATTTTTATCTAAAACACCCGGTTTATTAAAATCAGAGTTTTCAACATTTAATGTTACTTCTATATTATTGTTTGTTAAAAATGATAAAATTTTACCAGATGCTTCTACTTTATCATTTGGTTTATTTGAATCAGGTACATACCAGAACATAATAGAATCACCAATTCCCGGTTCTTTATCTGTTGATTGAGTTACATTCATTGGTGCACTATTAGCTGTGTTCCCAGCATTGATTTGATCTTGATAACTTTCAAATGTTTTTAAATACTTCATTGTATGGTATTATTATTTTGTGGTTGTGGTTGTGATTCAATATTTTGTGATTCATCGTTCTGTATTTCTGGTTTAACACCAGTATCTATTTTAATACCATGTTCATCAGCCCAATCATATATTCTATTAAAATATCTATTGGATTTTTTTTCATCGTATTCACCCGACTGATCCATAACTTCCTTTATATCATACCAACAGGTTTCACTTATTTTTTGTAATTCGGATCTCTTTTCTGTTATTCTATCTTTGTATTTTTTTACAAATTCATTGAAATCAATAGATTTTGATTGATATTCACCCCAAATGTCCTTAATATCAATTGTCATAAACCATTGAATATCAGGACTATCATAACCAACATCATTAATAATAAACAGTGTTGGTTTATTTGGATCTTGACTTTGAACGTCTTGACTTTGAGGTTGATTTTCAGTTTCTTCCTCTTTATTTTCATTTATAAATTGAAAAAATGTTTTAAGCATATTTTTATCATATCCTAATATTTTTCTTATATATTAAAAATGAAAAACAAAAATAATATATAAACATAATGACAAACTTATTTACATATCAAGATTTTTTAAATGAATTAAAAATTTCTAAAGACTATAATGAAATTAAAAATTTAGAATCAACTTATTTTGTTATTTATAAGGAAAACATATATTTTTTTGATTGGGGATTGAAAGATTACGTTGAAAAATTTAAAGATTTTTATAAATATTTGTTTGATGATAATGTCATTCCCATTTCTGGTATGATTAAATATAAATTATCAAATATAACAGATTTTGATTCAGCTAATTCTTTTTTTGACTATTATTTGGTTGATAATCCTAAGATAATATCTGGTCAATTTTATTCAAATTATTACAATAAAAATATCCCAAAAGATAGTGTGGTTGCTAAATTTAATATAAATATATATTATGAAATAAAAATATCAGATATTTTAAATAAATTTATGAAATTTTTACCCGGATTGGAATATTTTGAAATTGAAGATGTGGTTTATCATCGAGATGAAATTTTAAAAAAATACGGGAAAAATTTTAATAAACAAATAAAATTACCAGATAAAATTTATCATGGAACGTCATCACAATTTATTGAAGATATTTTGAAAAAGGGGTTAGAACCTAAAAAAGAAAATACTGTTTTTTCAGTGAAACATAATAAATATGTTTATTTTACAACATCATTCAAAACTGCTGAACGATATGCTAAAATGTCAACAGCGAGGGATTTTAATTTAAAAACCACACAAGTTATATTGGAAATAGATTCAAATAGAATAGATAAAGATAAAATTATTTTCGATTTTGATTTTTATAATAAATTCGTGGGGAAAGGAAATGATACATATGATAATCAATTAAAAAATTTGGGAATACCACCATCCGGTGATGAATTATTATATACTAAATTTTCAAATAAAAATATGGGTGGTTTATATAAAAAATTTGGTTATAACGGAATTATTTTACCAACAAAAATAAATAAAATATATTATTTTACTAAAAATAGAGAATGGGAAAAATTTACAATTCCGGAATTTAAAGAATATATGAAAAAGGAAAAAATGTCATGAAAAATATTTTTACATATCAAGATTTTTTATTGGAAATGTATAATCCAATTAAATTCAAACTTCTTTTGAGTGATGAAATTACTGATATTATTAGTAAAATAGATTTACCAATTTCAGATATAATTTTAAATTTTAAAGGGGAATTGGATGTTTCTTATATCGATACTACTTCTGTTCCGGAAATGATTAGTTATTATAGATTAGATAATTATAAAAAATCACTTTTGAAATTAGATGATGTTAAAATTGTAAATAGAGATTTATGGAATAGTAAATATAGGGAACAAATGAGATTGGGAAAATTTATAAATCAAATATTAGCAGAAACCAAATCTTCTATTGGTCCTGTTGAAATTGAAAATTTTGTAAATCAATATAAAGGAATATTTAGTTCTATCAGATTTGGTTTCCAAAATTTCGATATGGTTTACGGAGAAAATTTAAGAAAATTTTATTATGAAAAAACATATATGACTGGTGGTGGTTTTTTAAATAATGGTTGTATGAGACATGATTATTGTCAAAAATATCTAAATATTTATGTTGAAAATCCAGATAAGATTAATTTATTGATTATGAGAAATCCGAAAAATAAATTGAAAATTGATGGTAAAGCATTAATTTGGAATTTAGATAGCCATAAAGGTAAAAAACTAATGGATTTACCCTATTGTACTAAAAATTATATGATGACAATATTTCAGGAATATGCAATGAAAAAAGGATGGTATTATACAAAAATTGAAGAAGGTAAAGATAATTATAGATTTTTAAACATATTTGATTCGAAAGGAAATAAAACAGATGAAGCATTTGAAGTAAATGTTACACCTGAAGAATATGAATATTACCCACATGTTGATTTGTTGAAATATTATAATCCATATACAGGAAATTTAACAAATGATAAAAGTGTAATCAAAGATGACGAAGATTATATTATTTTGGACCAAGATAATGGAAGTTATACCACAGTAAAAGATACTTTGAATGAATCGTTTGAAAATAAAGAATTTAAAGATTGGTTTGGTGAAAGTAAAATTGTCAAGGGTGAAAAACCATTGTTAGTTTATCATTTTAATAAAAAAGATAAAATTGACCCTTTTAATAAAAATGAAATATATTTTACTGATGATAAGAAATTTGGAAAAAGATATTTGGGGTTTTGTAAAGAACATAAAGCTTATCTAAAAATCATCAATCCATTTATTTGTACGAATAAAAATTTAAAATTAATATTTGAAGAATATCACCCTTATAATAAAGAATATTGGTCGAGAGAATTTAATGATGAAAATTCTAATAAAAATAGTAATAAGGAATGTTATAGATCATATGGTTATGGAAAATCTGGATATGATGGTAAAATTTTAAATTATATATATAATTATAATCAATCTAATTTAAAAGAAAGAAAAATAGTTCATTCTATAATAACAAAATTGAAATATGATGGTGTTATAATTCCTTATGATTGGGATGGTAAATATGGAACAATAAAATCATTTGTTGTTTTCGATAAAAATCAAATTTGGGAACTATGATAACTAATTTTAAAATATTTGAGAATATATCAAATAAATATCCGGAAGAATTTATTGAAGCTGTTAATAATACACCGGGGGCTGAAATTATATCAAGTGGAATAAAATTGGACATATCACGTTATCAAAAACCAGAACAATCTGGTGGTTGGAGTGTAAGAACAGGTGTATTTTTCTTACCGGAAATTAAATCACCATATTCTAGATATTATAGAAATAAAAAAAGTTATGGTGGTAAAGAATATGTAACAGGTAAAACAATCATAAAAAATCCATATATTATAAAAGCTGGAACTGGTGGAATTGGACCCGAAAAAGCTTTTATAAAAATTGTTGGAAAACAGAAACATGAAGAAATGTTACATGATATATTTAAAATTCAAGGTTGGGGGAGAACAAAATACCAAAAGGAAGAAGATGTTACTGAATTTTTAGATAAATATGATGGTGATGTAGATAGTGCTTATGATATTGTTCGATGGAGTGATGAGGGGAATCGTATGAGATACGCCTTACAAGAACATATAATTGCCCACACTTTAAGAGATGCTGGTTATGATTCTATATTGAGTTATTCAAAAAGTGATGGTAAACCAAGATTATCCGAATTGTTTGATTTGAGACAAAAACAATATCCCGGTGAAACTAATTTTGAATTTTACGAATAAACATTTGTCATTTATATTCATATAATAATATATGGATGTTAAAGAAATTTTTTTACAATTAACTCAATCAACTACACCGGAAGGTTCAGAAACAGATCTAGAACAATATATCCCATCTGATTACAAAAACGATCCCTACGGAAATTATTATGTTCAAGTAGGATCATCAACAACAATGTTTACATCTCACCTTGATAACAAATGTGAAGAAGTTGAAGAAGTTATTCATATATTTAAGGATAATATAATTAAAACTGATGGATTTACTATTTTAGGTGCAGATGATAAAGCTGGTGTATCTATAATGATTAATATGATTGATAATGAAATTCCGGGATTATATTATTTTTTTGTGGGTGAGGAAAACAAAAGAAAAGGTTCTACTAATTTAAGAAATTATTTGGAAAAAAATGATGATAAAATTTTTACTGAAATAAATAAAGTTATTTCTTTTGATAGGGGTGGATATGATGATGTGGTTACATATCAATTGGATAAAAGAACATGTAGTGATGAATTTGCTAAAGAAATATCCAACCGATTAAATAAATTTAATTTTAATTACGCACCAACTAAAGATGGTAGTTATTCTGATTCGTATAGTCTTTCTGGTTTGATTCCAGAATGTACGAATATTTCGGTTGGATATTTCAATGAACATTTTCCAAATGAATATCAGGATATTGATTTTTTACAAAAAATATCTGATACTTGTTGTAAAATAGAATGGGAAACTATTATTTAGTTTCTTCAACTACTGGTTCTTCTGGTTTGGGTTCCGGTTCTGGATTTTTTACTTCTTCGAATTTTTCAATTCTTTCTTTTGGGATTATTATCCATGATAATAGATAAATTATTAAACCAACACCAAAGGCGAAGAAAAAACCAGTCCATATTAATCTGATTATAACAGGATCAATATTTGTAAATTCACCAATACCACCACAAACTCCACCGAATACACGATTTTTGTTTGATCTAAATAATTGTTTATAAGTTGCCATAATTTTTGTTATTTTTATTAGTTAGACGTTATATTTATATAAGGTTACAAAAACTTTTTGTTTTTTTATTAATATAAGTTTAAAAATAAATTTAAGGAGGAAAAATTATGAAGAAATTTTTAATGATTATTGGCTTTTTATTTGTATCTTTATTTACATTTTCACAAACAGATGATGGTCGTTCAATGAAACCGATTGTACAAGATGTGTATAGTTTTATTCAGACAGTTGAAAACAATGGAAATGAAATAGTTAAATTGGAATTTGATATTGTTACAACAGACACAAAAAATTCTTATAGGGTATTAACTAATAGTTGGACTTATAGAATTGTAGTCATGGGTGATTATCGTTCAGAAGATATGGATTTGGAAGTTTACAAACAATTGGATGATGGTACATACGAATTTGTAACAAAAGATTCTAAAACTGAATCTTTTGCTGTTATTGATATTACACCATCAAAAACAGCTTGGTATAAATTTGTTGTTAAATGTTATAAATTTAAACCCGGATATACTAGTTGTCATTATGGGTTAATAGTATTTCATAATTAAAATATGAAACCGAAAGATAAATATTTAGCGATAGTAGAACAAGAATATGATAATCCAGCTTATATAGTAGATGTCATAACACCGGATTTACTTACTGATTTTATTAAATATTATGCTTTAAAATTAGAAAAAGAAAGTCGATATGATCCGTTTAAAGTTGTTAAAATTGTATAACGACCTAATGATGTGTATTTTTATATAGATTATGGTGATGGTAAAGAACCAGTTTGTGCACACAGTTTTTCAATTTATAGAATTCAATCATTTAATAATTTTAACAAAGAAAAAATGATCGATGTGGAATTTATAATTGATGTGGAATGGGTTAAAGAATTTGGTTTGAAATTGAAAAATTATAAGATGGAACCAAAAACATTAACAGATTTAAATGAAAAAGAATTCAATGATTTAAAAGATAGTGGAATGTTATGGGAATTTTTTCCAAATGCACCAGAAAATTATGAACAAATATGAAAGATTTTGAAATACAACCGGAACAACAAAACACTTGGGAACGTTTATATTTATCGCTAACAGGTAATTATGATGTGTCCACATGGAATAGTTGGGGAGAATATAAATCAAAATATTGTGATATTGATTTTGTAAATAACAGATTAGTATTGGATATTGTGAAAATGAGAAATGAATGGAATATTCCAGATGATATTACCGAATTATCTTGTTCTTTAAAATTAGCAGATGATATGGCACATGAATGTGGAAAATTTGGAATATGTGCATTTTCTTTTATTGTCAATAGATTAATTGAATGGAAATATAAAAAATAATTATAAAATATGAAAAAAGAAATAAAAAAGTTAAAATTTGAAAAAGTATTTAAGTCCTATAAGAAATTAGATGACATTGATAAAAATTTATTTTTAGAAAAACTCAATGATGAAATTACAATAGAGTTGGGTGATGAAGATGAATTAAAAATGGAATATGAATATTTGGATTTATTAAGAACAAGAACAGATATTGCACAAAAAGTAATGAATATTAAAAATGAAGATGGTAAATCATTTTTTAATGTTGATTGGGTAGCGAAATATATTTTCCAATTCACAGAAGAAGATATTAAAGAATTGAAAGTTATTAACAAAGACATTAAAAAATCGAAAAAATCATCCAAATAATGACTTATAACAAGACATGGGATTATTTTGCGGAAATCTATTGTATCAATTTGGACCGTCGCCAAGATAGATGGGAATTAGTTCAAAAGGAATTTGAAAGTGTTGGTGTATTAGATCGTGTGAAAAGGGTATCCGCTGTTGATAATCCAGATGGTAGAATAGGTTTAATTAAAAGTTTTCTAAAAATATTTCAAGATGTTAAAGAAAGAAATGTTGAAAATGTTCTTATTTTTGAGGATGATGTTCATTTTATTCAAGAAAATAAACCAATTGAAATTTTAGAAAAAGCTATTAGTCAAGTTGGTAATATCGAATGGTCATTATTTTATTTGGGGGCAAATACTCACGAAAGGTGTAATATTTTTAGACCAAATTTAATATTACTTAGAAATGCATTTTCAGCCCACGCTGTTGCATATAGTCGTAAAACTTATAATCAGATAATAAATAAATTTGAGAACACAAATCAAATAAAAAGTATAAATGATATTAATGATGTATTTTTCTGTAACGAAATACAAAATAAAAGAACAAGTTTTTTGGTAAATCCAATGATTGCAACACAAATTCCATCTTTCTCAGATTTGGAAAAGAAATTTGTAAACTATTCTTTTATTGAAGAAAGATTTGTAAATAACACAAAGTAAATGAAATTTAGAGAAATATTAAATAAACATTGGTGGAAGTTGAATTATAAAATAAGTAATTACCAAATATATAAATTAAGAGAAAGTTTGGATATTGATGAAATAATAAAAAGAAATTTAACTGAACAAATAAGACAAAAATTTTATGAAAAAATTAAAATTGAAAAAACTGGAGATCAACAATATCCAAAAATAACAGAAGATGATGGTTTACATCCTTCTTTTAATCAAGAACCAACAACTGAATATAAAACCGAAATTATTATTTTAAACAAAGAAGATTTATTTGATTTATTCTATTCTTTTAATCAATTATCTGAATCAGAAAAAGAAAGTGTTATGAAAAATTTAGCATTATCTGAAGAATATTATCTAAATCAAGTTAGAAGTGATAAATTAGATAGTATTCTTATGGAAACTTGGGGTCAAGAAATTAATTTTCCACCCAGTTCAATTAATATATAAAAATAAAAATTATATTATGGTTACACTACATTATTTTCTTAGACCAACTGCTCATTGTGCTAATGGTTGTTAGTTATCCCCACTAAAAAAGTGGGGAAATAAAAAAATCACAGATGAATGTTTTTATCGTTAATTATTTATTTATTGATTAATATTGGAATTACTATAATAATTACTCAAAGTAAATTATTTAAACCAATAAGAAATTATTTTTGTAAAATAAGTCCTAATTTTCTTGGTGTGCTTATTGGATGCACACTTTGTCTGGGCTTTTGGTCGGGCGTATTTACATCTTTATTTTTTCTAAGTCCTACTCTTATGGTAAATCCTTTGGTGTGGAAATTTTTATATCCTATATTTGATGGTGCTATTTCAAGTATAGTGTGTTTTACTTTTTATCTCTTGATTAAACCCCTTATGAATAAATTTGATTGA